ATACGAAAGACTTACAACCTCATGGGCAACTCACGGTAGCGGCGGTATCGTGCATCCATCACAACCCATCCGCCGGAAAACTCAGTATCCGCGTCGGATCGTTCCCGAGGATGTTGCATTCGCCCGGAGATAGGGCGCGGTTCCACATCGCGCCGATGGACATCCCGCCGTTGGCGAAACTCGTGATATTGCCGGGGTAAATTCCAATCCCTATCGTCGCTGTCGCACCGTAAGTGATCGCCCCCGACGCTGCCGCCCCGGACTGCGCCAAAATGCCGTTTTTATAGATATAGGCGTTGTTTCCTGGGCTAACTGTCCCGATAATGCAATAGGGCGCGGATGCCGCAGCATTGAAAAACGGCGTTGCGTTTATGTTCTGCGCAGTGCCGTTGTTCCAATATAAATATAAATTGTTGGTGGCTCGGTGAACCAAGCTCCAACAATAAGTAGGATTGCCAGATACGTTGTTAAAGTAACACGCTATGAAAGCGGGGTAATACGTCGCATTGACACCCGCGCCATATATTTGCCCCATCCACATGATGGAAACCGCCGTCGTGGGACGCTGCGATGCCGCCGCGGTCAGCGTCCATCCGTTACTCGCGGTGTCCTTGGCTTGCATCCCGGTCGCTGCCGCCACAATCGACGGGGTGCCGGTCGGAGCAAGCACGGTGCCCGTGACAAGATCGCGGATACCGTTTTCTCCGGTCGCCACCCAGCACCCCTGCAAGCCCCCCGTCATCGGCTCGTTGGTATTGATCGACGGCTTACCGCCAGGAAGCCATAACCCGCGAGGCCGGCGCAGAATTTTAGCCATCAGGTCGCCGGAGTGATCGGAATGGCGATGAGAGCGCAGTTGGCCGGCAATGCGACCGTCCCTTGGTTTTGGACAATCGTCTTGAACGGAACGGAAGGCAAGCGAACGCCCGGCGCGAACCGGAGGTTGCCCGTGGCATAGGCCGCGTTATCGAACGGCACGATGAAATCCGGTGCCCGGCTTACCGCCGCGACCACGGTGCTCGCCGTGGCGATTGCACTCTCGAACGTCGTGCCGCCATCGTAGCTTTCGAGAAACCACCCATTGAGGCTTTGCCCCAACGCGGGCGTGACCGCGCCCCCGGCCAGGAACGCCAGATCGGCGTAGAGGGCTTGATTGGTATCGACCGAGGGCCGGATCGTGCCCGTTCCGTTCCAATAACTGCTGGTAAGAGCACCCCCGGCCGCAATGGTCGTGCTCCACTCGCCGCCGATCAGCACGGGCAAATTCTGCACGGTGATCGTTTGCGCCGAACTGGTCGTGGTCGCGGTGATGACTGCAAAGGCTGTCGCGGAGGCCGTGGTCGCCGAAACGAAGTCCGGCGTCGGAACACCCGTGCCCGTAACCAACTGCCCTTTCACGACGGAAATCGCCGTCCCGAGACCGGTGATCGTCGTATTGCTCGCCAGCGTGCCGGTTTGCGTGGATAAGGTGTTGCCCGCGACATTGCCGTTGTTGATGCTGTCCCAGACCTGGCCGAAGCCGGGACCGCCAAGTGGAGAGACTGCCATTAGCTTAGCCCCGCTGCTGCGATGTCGTTTGCGTTTATCGGCCCAAGGAAGCCGTTGGCCTGCCACCAGGGCTGCGGCGTGGCGGTGGCCAGCGCGGCCAGCGCGGCAATGGTCGGACCCGTCGGCGGAAAGATAGAGGGAAAAAAACCTCCCGCCGCGAGATTGCTGGCTGAGCCGGATGTTATTGTCGGCATCTGACAGATCGCCAGGATGATATTCTGGTTCTGCGCGGTTAATGCGGCGAACTCGGTGTAATTTATGCAGGCGAAGATCGACTGCCCGGTTTGGGTAAACAGCGTCGGAATGCTGCCGGTGACAGTCACGCCGGCCAGCACGTTAAGCCGGAACGCGATGCTGGTCGCGGGATTGCCGGACGTGATCGTGGCCCATTCGGTGACAAGAGGTGCGTAATTTGTCATGGCGTTATTTCCAATGCACGTTGACGAGGTATGTCGATGCGGCGGGAGCGGTCGCGTCGTTATCCGCGATCCCCGCCGTGATGCAGTATGTTATGCCAGTGCCGTAAGCATCGCCTATCGCGTTGTCGTATGTATCCTTGTGGCCCGGACTACCGGCCCCGGCGATCACGTATCGCGCCACGGGCGTTCCCGATCCGCACGTTGCCGACGTGGCGTTATAGATTTTAAGGAACACCGGAACCTGACTGATCGAGGTCACATCGATAGGCCCGACCTGGCCCGCCGATGCTTTGACGACGACGGCCGTTGTGTTGGCCGGCACGATGGCGCTGGCGATGGACCATCCGCCCGAGGTCGCGGCCTGCGGGTTGGTAAGGAGCGGCGTTCCCGGCGCCGATCCCGCGATTGTCGTTGTGTCCTGCGCCACCGTGACACGCTGCGAGCCGGTGCCTGTCGCGCCCGCGCCGGTCGATGTCGTTACGCCGTTAACCTGCTTGATGTTATTTTGCATCACCCCGCCGCTAACCGCCCCGGCGATGGTCCCGGTGTTCGTCGCGGTGGTGCCTGTATTGGTTGCCGTGGTTCCGGTGTTCGTCGCGGTGGTGCCTGTATTCGTGGCAATCGTCGCGAGGTTGCCGCCCGTTTCCTGGGAGGCGTTCGTGGGGAGCGGCACCGTCGTCCCGGCCAGTGTTGCCGGGAGTGCCACGCCTCCCGTAACGCCCTGGACGGCCTGAGCGGACAATGCCGACGTCCCCGCCGTCGTGACCTCTTGGTTCGCCGCCGTGGCGGCCCCGGTTGGCAGCGGCAGCGACGGAGGCGGCTGGATCGCGATCTGACCGCTGCTATTGATGTTCTGACATTGCGATACCGTGGTGCGGTCGCACATGATTTGATGCAGCACCACATTCGAACCATCGGGCGAATTTGTGATGGTTTGCGTGCCGGCGCTACCGCCTTCGGTAATCGTGGTCGTGCCGTCCGCGGCCCACGCCCCGGCCGGTGCCGCGAACAAAACCGCCGCGAGGAGGAGTTTTTTCATTACATTACCGCCGGGATATATTGCGAGTTGCACGCCACGGAAAAGTCCAGTTGGTTCGAGCACGTCGGCGGCGGGGGAGGCCCGGACCCGCCAGAGCCGGTAAACACCTGGTTGCAGAACGCGAAAAAGTTCTGGCCGCGATAGCAGTAGGATTGCGCCTCGACCTTTAGGCCAAGCGCCATCAGCGCCACGATGGCGACAATCGCGATCTTCAATACCATGAGAACTGCAACTTAACCGTGCTGGAGCACGCGACAACTGTCGGGTTCGCGGAACCGACCGATCCGAGATTGAGCACGTATCCGCCGAACCCTGTCGGGAGCGTCAATCCGTTCGTGTTCGCCACGCCATTTTCGGGGCATGTGCATGTCGCGCCGGCCGTTACCGGATTGGGGCATATCGCGGCATCGACCGATCCAAGGTTGACGATGACAAGCGTATTCAGTTTCGACGGCAGCGCATTTCCCGCCGCGTTGACCGTCATGGTGTTGATGAGCGCGCTGGTCGTGGTGGCCGTCACGGTTCCGTTGCCTCCGGCCCAAGCCGAGGCCGAAACGCACAGAAACAGGCAGAACGTCAGATAGCGCATTATCGCACCCGCCATTGGTTCGGAGACAAAACATATTGCAATTTAACCGGCGAGTTCGCCACGAGGCCGCCCATGTAACCGGCCGGTGTGTTGATCGTTACCCCCGAATCTGTCGGCGTCATCGTCAGGCTCGTGATGTTCTGAGACAACACAATCTCCAATGGCCACAGCGTGAACGTGGCGAGCTGCGCGTCGGGGTTTGCGCCACGGCCGATGCGGCTGTCGCCAGCCAAAGGATCGCTGCCTTAAACTTCATCGTCATGGTCCCACCGTGATAACATGGTTGCGCCAGAACCGACGCCTGCTCTTGCTTATGTCCGACGATCTGCACGAACGCGCCATTGTTGATGACGTGCGTGCGGTTGCTCTCGCTGTCCACTCCCCGATTACCTCGGACGCCACTGATTGACGGAGCTACCGGAGCCATTTGGTCCCGTGGTCAAAACATACTGCCACTTCATCGGCGTAAACGGAGCGAGAGAGGCCGGTGGATTGACCACAGTTGTCCCACTCCCGACCGGTGTCAGCGCGAAAGAATTTATCTGCACGTCGGACACGACCTCGATTTCCCATCGGTCGAGAATGGCCGGTAATACGACGGTATAAGAGAGTATCGTGGAGGTTGCGTGCAGATCGATATATTTCGATCCGGTCGGGACCGTGTAGCTGCCCCCGCTCGTCATGGTGACGTAGTTATAGGGCATGAATGCCCGCCAGATGTCGGAGCAGTTGACGCGCTCCCCATACGACCCTGGGGTCAGGTTGTTGGCGTCGATCAGGAATGCCTCGTCCTGCCCGAGCGGGCTGTTGGCGAAATTGCAGTTCATAAAATTGGTGCCGCTGAGTTCGGGCGGTAGCGTGTTCAGCCGTTGCGGTGTCACCGTTTGCGCGCGACTGGCGAGCGGGGTCAGCAAGGCGATCCCAAGGGCCAGAGCCAGAGAAGCACAGAGTTTCATCTTTATGGTCCTACCGCTATGACTGAGTTTAGGTCTCCGGCTGCCACCCCATAGCCTCCACCCAGGTCGATGTATGTCAGCGACGATGGCAAGGCGACGGTCGCTATCGCACCGTAGATGGTCGGACCCCCAGGCAACAGTGTCGCGGATGGGTTGCTGCCGAAAGGCACAAGCACCGCGCCCGTGAACGTATTCGATGCCGCCGTAGCCGGGATCGGCGTGCCTCCACGGTTCGCCGGATAATTCGAAGCGAAAACATAATCGAAATAGACTGTCCCGTAGGACAACCCGAACATCGGCAACGAGCCGACCCATTGTTGGTTTTGGATTGTGAACCCGCCGAAATTTATCGTCGTGCCGCCCTTGTTGGTCTGGGCGATCTCCGCGCCCTGTTCGTTCTTCTGGCTGACGATCTGAACGAAGGAGCCGTTGTTGATAACGTGCGTGTTGTTGTTGTATCCTTGGCTCTCGGAGTCGAAGCCCCACATATAGACGGTCTGTCCGTTGGCGATGACCACGCCATTGCAGATATCGATTGCATAGACGGGCGGACTACCGGCCGTCCCGGTCGCGACGATATCGGTGCCCCAGGTATCGATGCTCATGTCGCGAAGCAGCAGCGAGTTACCGTTGGTGCAGAAGTACGGGATACCAGTCTTGGTCGCACCAAGGCCAGGAACCTGGAAGTCCTCGACTACCAGCAGCGAAGTTCGATTGGCGATGCTGAAGAAGCACGACGGGGACGTGAACGAGACGTCCGGTAGGACGTTGGCCCCGAACCCGATGATGCGATTGACACACGCTGGAATGGTGAGCGTTGTCGGGACATCGTAGGAGACGTCGTTACCGGCGTTGGTCCAGTAGACCGTGGTTCCTGTCCCTGGCGATCCGACGCACGTATTGAGCGTCGTCTGCATTTGCGCCCCGGTGTAGGTGGCCCCGGTCGTCACCCATTGGCCTATCGGATCGTCGGGCGGAACTGTCTCGCGGACGTTCTGGATCGGGACGGGGGTGCAGGACTGGTTGACCGTCGTGGTGCCGGTCGGCGATGTCTGAACAATCGTGCACCCAATCTGACTGGCCCCCAACGAGACAGATCCGAAAACACCGTTCGTTGTCGTCTCAACGGATTGGGTCGATGCCGGGAAATTCGCGCCGATTGTTCCATGATTTAAGTGGACGTTCCCGCCGTAGCAGCCTCCATGCCCGGAGTTTAAGGCCGCGCAAGTAGCCATAGGCTGGTTGTAAATCGAATTGATGAAGATGGCCGGACTATTCGTTGGATCTGGCGAAACAATGCTAAAATTGTTGATAACGACAGAGGCGGACTCGTTTATGCAAACGGTCGGCACGGAGTTGACAGAGTATAAGCCGTCCACCACGAATGGGTATCCAGCGGGAGGCCCCTGGGGCAGCAGCCCGCATCCAGTTTGGCCGACAAGTGTCAAATCTCGAAAAGTCGTTGTATATTGATTGAACGTCATGCAGACGCCAGTGCCGAACCCGACGATCCGCACGTTGTCGTAGGTAGTCGGCCCCTGATAGGATGGGGTCAAATCGAGACCGCATCCGGTGCCGCAGTTTCCTGGGCATATGAGATCGATGTTGCTCCCTCCGCCGTAGTTATTTGTTAGCATCTGCGCGGCTGTCGCGCCTGGGTTATTATAGCCCGTGTTAATCGTTAAATCGCGAATGGCCGTGGTAAACGCCTGAGCGTCGCCGCCGCATTTTACTTCTGTTAGTATGCACGAAGAGAAAACCGGACGCGGAGCATAGTAGGCATTCTGGAACAGCGGATTGCTGTCGGTTAGCTTTATTTGAGTGACTCCGCGCCCCATTCCCCGGACCACGAACCGTTTCGATAAGTTCTCGTTTCCGCCGGGGGTGATCGTGTTGGAAACCAGGCAGACGCCCACGGGAAGAAACACTTCTGCCCAGGCAGATCGGGGGCTGTTAGCCGCCGCGGCCAGGACATTGTTTAGTGCTGCCGTATCGTCGGTCGCGCCGTCGCACTTCGCACCGTAAGCGGGGTCGGTGGCACAGAAAGCCGCCGCGCCGATTTGCGGGCACGTCGGATAAACAAGCGGCGTCGGCGTAAATACGGTCTGCGCGTGCGCTCTGGGCGACAGGCATGCCAGAACGACAATCGTTGACAAGGCAAAGAGAAGCGGAAACAGGAAGCGATTTTTCACTGAAAATCTTCCGTCATGCTGGCCCAAGGTGTGGGAGACGTGTTCTTCCATGAGCCGACCAACTTCAGTTTGGGGTATTTTCGGTGGAGCGGTTCTTCGAGATAAACCGGCGCATTCGCATCCCCCGCGTTCCACACTGGATCTATAACAGGTCGAGCATCTGCGCTCAGCCAAAACAGGGTCAGCAAAAGGAGGCTCACGAGAAGGATTCCGTTATCGTCATTTCACCGTTTCCGCCGTTTCCGCCGTTCCCGCAAGTGGAGCCGTTCCGGCAGGCTCCGCCACCGCCGCCGCCACCACCGGCATTCGCGCCGTTACCGCCGTTTCCGCCCGCACCAGATGGATTTCCATAACCGCCGCCACCCCCGTTGCCTGGGAAGGAGGCCAACACGGTCGTTCCGTTTTGACCATTCGGCGATGAGGACGTGCCGCCCGTCGCGGGTGTTTGGGTGGTGGGACCGCGAGCGCCGCCACCAGGACCGCCGTTGCTACCGGCGTTGAGAGACGTGATGCCGCCACCGGCTCCGCCGCCGGACGATCCGAACCACGATACCCCGCCTGTCGAACCGATCCCGCCGTTCGTCGGCGAACCACCGGCACCGCTGCCGCACCAAACCTGACCGCCAGCGCCACCAGCGGCACCCGTGCTTCCGCCCGATCCGCTGCACGGAGATCCAGCGGCACCGCCGCCCGTTCCCGATGCGTTTCCGCCAGCCGACGTACTACCGCCCGCTCCGCCCGCCGATGCGGTGCCGCTCGGATTTCCTGGCGATCCAAACCCGCCTGCTCCGAAAACAGCGAGAGAGCCGAACACGGTATTCAGACCGGCGACGCCTGGGCTCCCGGCCGTGTTGTTCGCGACAGCCCCCAATCCGCCCAGTCCGGTCGCGCTGGTGCCCATCGTGATCGCGACGCTACCGCCGACCGCGGCAATATCGGCGGCGGTGTATTGGAGGCCCTGATAATTCGCGAAAGCTCCGCCGCCACCCCCGCCGCCTGTCGCCGCGACGCCTGCCGCGGATTCCCCGCCGCCCGCGCCCCCGCCACCTTGCCCGGCCCCCTGAACCAAGATGCGCACCATGCCAGCGGAGGGCGTGTAGGTGCAGTTGCTGGTGGAAGCCGTGCACACGACCTGGGTGCAAACCCCAAGCCCGCCCTGGCATGCCACATCGATGCACGACCCGCTGGTTCCGGTGCCGCACGTGACCTGGGTCAGCGTAATGATATTGATCGGCGTGATGCCGGTCGGGGTGGACCAGTGGCACGTGCTGTCGAGATAAGTGTGCGGCGAAGGCGAAGTGCCGCTGCACATTTGTCCGACCTGGACATAACCGGAGATCGAAGCGAAGTTAGTGACGGTCGCGAAAGAGTCCTGATAAATGCCGACCCCTTCGGACCAGAATATACCGCTTTGGCCCTGTCCGGCGACGGGCGGCGACATCTGCCCGGCCGTCGTCGGAGAGACGGTGTAAGGACCGGTCGTATTATTGACGATATCCCATCGTCCACCCGCTAAGCCCGCGGGAAAAAACAGCGTCGCGTTGCCGCTCAATGTGCCGGTTAAGACGATGGTCTGGTTTTCGTATTGCGCCAGAGTGAGTGTATTCGTTCCGGCCACGACGGGCACGGTGACATAACCATACCCGAGAAATTTAGCGAATTTAGGATTATTCAGACCGATGGAAACGCCATCCATCCGCCCTCCCGTGAGCCATAAATAATTCGGACTTTGGAATGCCATCCCTCCCAGACCGGCGATCTGTTTCGCTTTATAGTCCGCGTATTGTCCGACGACGTTACCCATACGCCCGAACACGGACGGCACATTCCCGGACCCGCCGCCGCCACCGGTCGAGTTGATCGTTATCCCGCCTGGGGAATTGTTAATCGTAACGTTCGTGCCCGCTGTCAGCGTTCCGAGCGTAAAACCGGACCCATTGCCGATAAGCAACTGACCGCTCGCCCCGCCCAGCCATGACGTCGCCGATCCGGTTCCCGTCGCGGCCGGGAGTTGAAGCGATGCGCCGGGCGCGTATGTCGGAGGCGTGAAAACCGATGCCCCCGATTGATTGAGGATCGACCCTCCGAGCAGGAGATTGTTGACGGGCGCGGATGGGCAGGCGGTAAGGATCGAGGGGCAGTTCTGCGCGGAGGCTGTCGCGGCCCATAGGACCGCGAACAGAATTAACCCGAGGATACGCACAGAATATTCCCGTTATTCCAGATTTGGTTCGGCGTGTGAGGATCGGATTGCGGCAACCCGATGCCGCCGAGCGCGAGCAACGCGCCGGACGTTATCCCGCCGAAATAGACCGCCGCCGCCGGAACGTAGGTAAAGCCCGGATTGACATAGATAAACGACGGCCCGACCGTTGGCGCGAACAACGTGCCGGCCGTGCCGCCGCCCGCCGTGGGCCAGCCGGTCGTAACCGGAAGCGCCAGGAAGCCGCCATAGTTTTCCAGGCCGGTCGAAGTCGGACCCGCCGATATGTAAACGACGGCGCCATTCAGCCAGAGTTGATTGACGACCTGCGGATCGTAAAGCGGAAAATTCCCCGCGCCGATCAAGAGCAATTCGTTTGCCGAGATCGAGCCGAAAAACACGCCGGGAAGAAACGGGTTCGGCACCGCGCCCGCCACCGCCGAAACGGTATAGCCGTTGGCCCACACATTGCCCGGCTGCAACCCCGTCGCCGCCTTGGGCCAGCCGTAGGGGTTCGTCAAGGATAGTATGGGGCCATTGGCGAACAGATTGGTCGGAGCGGTCCAGACCAGCGCCGCGCCGTATCCGGGATTTGCCGGAACCGGAACGGGATAGCCGCACAGACCTGGCGCGATGCCCTGATAGATAACCCACTCGATTGTCTCGCCGTCCTGTAGCGCGGCGATAAACAAAATCGAGTAAATGCGAGTGGACTGTCCACCAGATACTTCCAGCGTCAATGTATTAGCGAACAGATCGACGGTCAGCGTGTTCAGCGTCAGTTCGCCCGACCCGGACGGCGCGACCTCCGCGCTGAGCGTGGCGATATTCGCCGCCTGTAGCGCGGTCAAAACCGTTAACAGGCTGAAGGTCTGATTAACCTCTGTCGCCGCCGCCTTAAACGGAAACCAGTTCTGAGCGATCGGCGATGGCGCGAACGCCGGCGGAACGCAGCACAGCGAAGCGGACATGCGAACCTCCTACCACCAGGTCATTTTGTCTCGCGGCGACGAGTCCGTCATCGACGCGCGCCGGTCCATTACCTCACCATCTCACGATCACGAGGCCGGGATTGCCAGCGCCGCCGGTAAAGAACAATCCGGCGGCGGCACCCGTTCCGCCGCCTCCAGCTCCGGGACCGCATCCGACTGGCCCCGTAGCACCTTGACCCGTGGAAAATCCGCCGGGTGAGCAAAAAGCATGGCCTCCCGATCCGCCGCTCAGGCCAACCCCCCCGGCCTGCGTTACAGACCCCCCGCCCCCGGTGCCAGGCTGGTTGTTATAGCCTCCGGTTCCAATTCCATAAGAGCCGCCGCCCGCAGTGCCGGAGTTGTTGCCGAATGCGCCCCCACCGCCCCCGGTCGCGCTACAGAACGACCCAAACGATGAACTTGTCCCGGCGCTTCCGGCGACGGCACCAATGCCGCCGGCGCCGCCCGAGCCAACGGTAATGGCGATCGTTGCGCCCGGCGAGACAGTGAAAACCCCGCGGGTGTAACCCGCGCCCCCGCCACCGGCGCTGCCTCCATTATTGGCCGCCCCGCCCGCGCCGCCACCACCGCCCCAGACTTCGACATCGGCGCGGATGACACCAAGCGGGACTGTCCAAGTGCCGGAAGAGGCGAAAACCATTACGCCGAGGTAGTTGGATAGCGATAAAAGACTCGCCATCGTTCCGGCGGTGTTAAGGTTTTGGACCAGATCGCCCGCGTTCCAAGCCAACGCCGTCGTGCCTTCCTGCGCGCGAACGATGGTGAAAGTATCGGTGGACCGTGCCGTGCAATAAACGATCTCGCGTATCAGAATATTCGTCGCGGAAATCAGCGTGACCGCGAATTGCTGCCCCGCCGCCGGGCTTGGAAACAACGCGCCCTGCCCAGGACTGACCGCAAGCGTCGTCGCGCCGCTCGATATGCCGCCCGCGAGCGTTGAACCGGCGTTGTTCGCGAAAAGGAACTGGCTGCTCATTACTGAATGACCCAGACGTTGTAGACCACGCCGACCGGCGTCGTGGCGACAATGGCCCCCACGTTAACCGTCACCGTGCCCGTCGATGACACGTATCCCCAGATCGAGAGAGCATGACTGGCATCGACCTGCGGATTTGTCGCCGGCGAGACGACAACCGCCATGCCTGTCGTCGCTCCGGCCACCGCCACGGTGCCGCTGGCCGATGCCCCGGCGGCCAGCGCGCCGCCGCCTATCGTTCCGGTTGTCCCGATCAATTCGACCGCCACGGTGCCGGTCTGGGCGGGCAGCGTGACGGTATGCGTGCCGACCGTCGCGATGGCTTGCACCGTGATGGTGCCGCTGGTCGATCCGAGGAAGAGTCCTTGATTGAGCGACGGTGTAATAGTGCCAGACATTCACGCTATCCCTACCACGCCGCCGTTGTTCCAAAGTTGCCCGCTGCCCGCCGCCGGAGCCGTCAAAGGCAGGTTCCCGCCGCCCAACATGAGCAACGATCCCGACGTGACCAGTCCGAAATAAAGCGGTGCGGCGAACGGGTTAGGCGTAACGCCTGGAACCACCGTCACAATCCCGCCGTTATCCCATACCGCGCCCGCGACAAGCCCGGACGGCGAGGTGGGCCAACCCGTCGCGAGCGTGAGATTGAGCCACCCGCCGTCGTTCAGGAAATTGGTGGGTCCGATATTGTTGACAATCGCGACCGAAAACGAAAACTGAAACGGCAATGGGATAATCGCCGATTGCACCGCCGCCTGGAATATCTGCGCGTTCTGTAGCGTGATCGACCCAGAGGACGTGAGCGTGATCGTTATCGTGACGGCGTAGTTATTCCCGAATGCGACGCCAATTTGATAGGTGTTATCGATGTTCGGCGCGGTGCCGTTCGTGCCGATCAGAAACCGGACGATGCGGCGCTTCAGCCACTGAATGGTAAACTGCTGCCCATCGCCCTTGAAAAACGACCACGTTATGACCCTGCGAAAGATATCGTCCGTTACGATATATGAATTGATCGCGCCCGATATCTGGATCGCGTTGTATTCGAGCGTGTTAAATTCGATCGTATCGAACAGACCGAAGGCGACAATCGTCCCGTCTGGGATAGAGGGGCGACCGATCCCGTATAGCCCTTCCGCGACCCAATCGAGCAACGGTCCCGACACGTTCGAGTTGGTGTAGTCGCCGAGCGGTGTCGCGTTGAACCAGTTCAGGTAATTCTGCGAGACCTGATTATACGCGGTAAAAAAAGCCGCGATGTTATCGTCATCGTTGTATTGTTGATAGGGATACGAAGGAACAATCATCCGCGTCGATGTTGTCGAAGATGGAGGCCACGTGCCGCTCATCCTTGGACAATCGTAACGGCGGACGCGGTGCAGGAGAAGTAGCTTTCCGGATCGCCGTAGATCGCCTCCGAACCGGCGCCTGGATTTGTCAGAATGCTATTGATGTAAACAGCGAACACAATCCGCGTTATCAGCACCGTCGAGATGATCGAAACAATCGACGCCACGAATACATCCTGCAACTCGAACACGTTGATCGGTGCCCCGACCGGTATCGAATTGATGTAAGCGGCGATGGCCGGTTGCGCCAACGCGGAAACCGCCGTCGGAGATACGTAGTTAGGCGATGGCGTGTTCCATGTCAGATTGACCGTCACGGTCTGAACTGGCGGGACCACGAACGGAACGGTGTAGGTATCCGGGTAATTATTCAGATTGATACTCTGGTTTCTGAAGTTCGGCGTGACAACGCCTCCGCTCGTCCAGGCCCCTGAGCTTGTCGTGTCGATGCCGATGCTGAATGTTTTGTTCGTTATGACGGTAATGGTCAACGGCGTTCCGTTGATACCCGAGATGCCGACCGCCCCGGCGATGTTGACGATCTGGCCGCTTGTGTAACCATGATTGAGGCCGGTCGTGACCACGCCTGGATTGGCGTTCGTAATGCCGGTCACGTTCAGGATCGACCCGACCAGCGTCGAGACATCGAACAACGAATCGAGGATCGCCGCCGCGATGGCATAGGGATCGGCTGTTCCGCCGACGATAACTTCCCATCCGCCGCCGACCTGTTGCCGAACCGATACGAGGTTCGGCTGCACCCCGGAGACCTGACCCAGATACGCTTTGAGATAGGCTGTCATGCCGGTGGAAGCCACCAGACCGGCTTGCAGCACGCGGGCGGCGAATTGTGCCTGCGTTTCCGCCGCGCCGCCCGGAGTGCCCGCGAGCGGGTTCGTGGCGGTAAGCGTGACACCGCTCGGAGCCGACGTGACCAGCGTCGTGACGGTGTTCGCCGGCACGGCCCACGACCCGCTGAGCGTGGCCTGACAGAACAGCGGAACCGATGCCCCGCCCGAGGCGATAACGCCGCCGTCGATCACCGCATACTGGTAGGTGCCGTCGCTGACCAGAAATCCGGGATTGACCAGAAACCCGACCGTGCCGCTGAACACGACATAAACTGCCGTATTGGTGGCGGGGAGATTGGTCGATCCCTGTCCGAGATAAATCTGCCCGAGCGCCAAAAGCGTGAACGGATTAGCGCCATATGGCGTTAACGAGTTTATCGCATCGACCTGAGCCTGATCGATTTGCAGCGCGGCACCGGTCGCGGTGCTGCTCATATCCTCGATCAGCCCGGCCGGGAGAATGGTCAGACCGGGCGATTGCGCCGTCGCGGCGGCGACGATGGCGGCATTGATCGCTTCCGGCGTCTGCGGAACCGCGCCGATACTCGTTACGGTCGGCGTGCCTATCGAACCGCTCATGACGGGATCGGCACCGTATCGAACAGCGCGGCCCCGGTTTGCGCCAGGGCGCGCACGTTATAGACCGGGTTGCGTCCCGGCTCCCGCGCCACGCTGAGATTGGCGAAATACGGCGCGAATTGCTGCTGCGTCATCGCGACATAGAAATCCGGGTAAATTTGCTGCATCACCGATTGCTGAGCAGGAATGCCGTAATTGGCGAAAAATGGAGATTCTCCGAGATTGAGCAACAACGTCTGGCAAAGCGTAACGAACCAAACGAGGTCGTTATAGCCTTTCGCGTCGGTCGTGACCTCGTGCCATGTGCCATCCGGTGTGCGCCCCCACGTCCTCACGGGACCACCGGCCCGGTATCGCCGCTGCCCGTCGAAACGCCACTATGGACGTGCGGCAGGAACGCCACCCCATCGATCGTCACGCCCGATCCGTTTATGACCACGCTATGCCCCCCGACCGCGAGCGTAATCGCGGTGGACGTGATCGTGAGGGACGACGATCCGGCCGCGGCTTTCGCGAGAATGCCGTTCGGGCCGCCCGTAAGCGTGAGTTGGTTCGGATCGACCGAATCCCATCCCGTGTTGCCGATCGGTGACCACACCAGCGGCGTAAGATTGCCCCGGATCGTCCCATCCGCCACACCGCCCCCGAGGCCCGACATGCCGCCCAGGTATGTGTCGGCGGCGATTGTGACGCCCTTTTCGCCGGGCTGGATCGGCACCCGGACATACTGCGAGCCGAGAGTCGGAACCGTGGCCTGCGGAATTGTCTGAGTGCCGGTCAACTCGAAATTGATTTGCACGATGGCCCCCACGATTTTGACCACCGAAGCTGGAAGCGATCGCCCCAAAACCTGTATCGCATCTTGAGCCGCGCCGCGCACGAACCGATTGATCGAGCGGCCGAACGGAATGGTCTGCGGGTTTATTATGGTCATGCGTTCGGCGCCGTCCCCGCTTCGACCGTCGTGTTCCACGACGCCGCGTCGGATTGGCGAAAATTACCGAAGTGCTGCACGGTCTGAACCACGAAGTTGCCCGTCTGCGCCGATTTGTCGCGAAAACTGAGTTGCGAGTTGGCTGACGTCGTCGCGAACGATGGCGGAATGTTGATCGTGTCGTTTACCGCCAGGTCGCCGCGCAACACGAACTTCACCTGTATCCGCCCTTGCCCGATCCAGATCGGTTGCCCGATCATATCCTGAAACGCGATCTTCTTGATCGCCGATTTCTGTGGCGCGACGGTGCCGTCGTATGCCGTGACGGTATCGCCGATGGTGGCGATTTTGACGCCCTGGTATGTCCCGCCGATGATCGTCTTCGAGATGCTGTTGACGTAATCGGTCAGTTGCGTGAGCGAGTCGTAATGACCGATCTCATCGTTCCCTAGCACCAGATTTGGGCTTATCGCTATGTTCTGCTTGATGCCAGGATAAGCCGTCGAAAGGGTCTGCGCCAAGGCGTCTTTGAGTTGCGTTCCTTTCAACCAGACAAACGGGAAATTGTCTACCCCGTCGTTTATTCCTGCTCCTACGCCGTTCGCGGTAAACCAAAAATTGAGCGTCTGTTCGGTCCCGATCCAGTTGCCCCATGCCTGGAATATCCGGCCCGACATGATAAGGCCCTGTTGCGACGGATTGGCGAGCGGCAACCCCTTCGACATGCCCGCGCTAATTTTGACATTGACCGTGTTATTCGGCGGCGAAAGATCGATTGCGCTGGTGATCGCCTGAAGCCCGAGGCCGTAGATGCACAGCATCGCCGCCTGGTTTTGATTTCCTGGCGTCGTATTCACGACCGGGATATCGAACTCGATGTTGAGCGCGGCGGGATTCGGCTTGCCATTCGGCAACAGGCTCGTGATGCCAACCCCGCCGAGACTGGCCGGAAGAACGGGTTTCCCGGTTGTGCCATCCGTCAGCGCGATATTGTAATACCGCATCAGCCGACCTCGAACGTCTGTGTCGTGTCGCGATAGATTATCGCCGTCGTGAAATAGCCCCCGGTCAAAGAGATATCGTAATCCGGCGGCGAGGCGATCAACGCGCGGCAGAATATCTGCACGAAGTTCTGAGTATAGACGTTCAGATACCAGCGCTGCCCGTAAATGTTCCACGTTACGGTGCAGTTATACGTTTCGCCCGCGTCCAGCGTGGCCGAAAACTGAAACGGCCCCTCTGGCGTTGGTGCGAATTGAACGTAGACCGTCACAGGATCCTCTTGAAGCTGTCGGCTTTAGCGGGTCTGGCGGTCCATTACATATTGCCTATCGTGTAAGGCGAATTGACCGAGGCCGCGCCCGCCGATGGGATCAGGTTCGGCGTTTGCGCGCTGTTCGGACTGCCGAGGCCGCTCGATAGCCCGGACCAGAACGGCGGATCGCCATTGAGTTGTGTTCCGTTGGCGATGCTGCTCATCAGGTTATTGAGCAAGCCGCCCTGCGACTGTTCGAGCGTGAGAAGCGGCTGCTCGAAATCCCATTGCCACGCCGACTGGCGCTGCTTGCTTGCCCCGCTGGTCACGTCGCGGATCGCCTTGAGTATGGCATACCGCCAGAATGCCATCGGTGTTATGACGATATAAGTCCCGCCTAGCGCGGCGTGCTGCGCCACGGCGGCCTGTAACGCCATCATGACCGCCAGGTTGCCGGCGAACCCGCCCGATACGGGACGCGAGGGACACCGCATCAGCATGGAAACCGTCAACGGTTGCGCGATGATGGCGTTGGCCGCGATTTTTTGATTTGCGAACGGATACTTGCCCAACTCGTAATCCGCGATTGTCGCACCGGGCAATGGCTCGAACGCGGCGAAAAAGTCGTCCAGTCCTGGCGTGATCGCACCCCCGAGCAAACCGGCCACGAAGCTGATTGTTTGCGTAATCGAGATAATCGGCAGCATCCCGAACGGCATATTCGTCGCGATCCCGTTCACGAACACGATAGGGCTGCACTGGAACGCCAGCTCGAACGCTTGCTGACCCGCCGTCCCGCTCATCCTGGCAAAGCCGCCGCCGAAGCAATCGCGGAGCCGCCCGTGTTGTTATAGATTTCCACGCGCACCCCGCCGAACCGCCCGTTGAACTGCCGCGCCAGTCCGCCGCGTTCGGCGGCGATGGTATCGATCCGGTTCGGGTCTGGCCGTTCGTAATCGCGCGCCACGGATACCCCCGCCGCATAGTCGGTTGTGGTGGCCCTCAGACGGTTGCCCGCAGCCCGCTCGCCGCCCTCGGTCAGTTCCCATTGCGCGAACCATAACTGCTCGCCTAGCGTGCCCTGGTCCGGCGTGTGGCCAAAAAAAGCGGCGAACTGTCGCGCCCGCGCGCCGCGCCATTGGAACAGTCCGGCATCGCCGCCGACTTTGTTGACGCGGTGCGGATCGAAGCCGCTCTCGGCCTGCGCGTTGGCGAGAAGTCCGGCGGTTTGCGCCTCGGTCCAGTCGTGGCCTCGGAAGAAATCGTGCGCGATGCGGGCGTTGCTGCCGGTGTCGGCATTGTCGGGCGGCGAATAAGAGGTCGGAACCACAAGGCCGGAATAACCGCCGCCGCGATAGGACGTTGGATTCGGCCCGAGAAGCGAACCTTGCGCGTTATCCTTTAACCACTTGAAAAACCTTCCCAGAGGGGTTTGACCCAAATAATCGCCTAAATCGGTATCGTCCTGTTTGCTGCGATTGAAACTACGAAACCGAGGATCGAGTTCTTCAGACGATTTATCGCCAAATAGGAATTGTATCGCTTTGTGAACACTTTCGGCAAGAAGGACGATATCGTCCACGAACGTATGAACGGCTTTCTGAAAAGTCCCGTCATTGATTGATTCGGCGAGAGAATTTATGCCAGAGGCAAGGCCGCCCACGACATTCTCTCCGGTCTTACTGCCCAGAACCGTTTCGACCAGTTTTACAAACGCTTTCGACAAGTTCTCCAATGGCTTTTCTAAAGGTTTGAGTTGTTCGACCAATACCTTTTCGATCGTTTCACCAGCCAGCGTTAGTTGGTTCGTGAACCTCTGCCATGCCGTGGCATCGAAATCGAGCGACTTACGATTGGCCTCGAACCCGCGCCCCGCACCGGCGACATCCCCACTTCGCGCACGTCGCGCCGCGTCCAGGTCTAATCCGAGTGTGCCGAACCCTTCATTTTGAACCAGGTTCCCGAGGAAACGGGGATCTGTCTGTTGCGCGCGGAGTTTAAGCCGCTCTTCCAACATGACCGCGACTTCTGCCGCGTTTTTGCCTTGGAGTTGTTGCGGAGAAAGCCCGGCCTGTAGCAGCGCGCCGTATTCCGGCGATCCGGCATTGCCAAGGCCGGTGCTGACCGCGCCCAACACCCGATCCGGGTCGAGAAGATACCGATAATTCAGCTCGAACGCCCGCTGATCTCCGACCGAAACGCCAAGGCCAGATGCGCTCCGTTGCGCCCCGGCCGCGTTCTGCGCCAGCCGCGAAAGGCCGAACAGGCCGCCCGCCCCCAATAATCCCGTGAATACCGATGTCAGTTCGGCCCACCGCAACAACTGCCGCGTGGCGCTGACGATGTTCCCGGCGACATCCTTCGTGCTGCGTGCCATGTCGCGCCAGGACCGCGATTGCCGGTCCACTGCCTTCTGCGCCACGTCCTCTGCTTCCGCGATGGTCTTTTCGTATCCGAGGCGCGCGATTTGCGCCGCGACCAACGCATCGAAAGACTTCCGCGAGGCGTCGATGCCCTTCGTTACCTTGTCCCACGCGGCGGGCGTTTTGGAGAGCATGTCCTGATAGGATTTGAAAGCCGACTGATACCGCTTGAACGCGGCATCGTTGACCTCGATATCCAACACGGATTTCAATGCCAAGTCAGAACCTCCGCTCGGCAATAACCTTCATGAACGCCATCTCGAACCGCTTGCGATACGCCGCCGCGCTGTTCCACTCGAAATTGTAAGGCTCGCGACCGAAGAACTCCTCGAAACCCGCGCCCGCTATCCAGTCCAGAACCGTCGCGACTACGCCGCCGCCCTCGCGCCAAAACTGACGATCTCGGTCGATGTCTTCAACGATGCGGAAAAGTCCGTAAGACTGAGCGACGTAATCTCCGCATTCCAGGCCGGGGCCGCTCCATCGAGCAACGCGAGCCGTAGGTTGAGCGGATACATCAACCAACCCACAGTAAAAAACACGATGGCGGAATCGACCTCCCGCGCATCGTCCATGTCGATCATCTTCCGGTCCACCGCCGCCTGATACGGCGCCGTGGTCCAACCGTCGTCGGTCGCCACGATGGCATTGGAAAGCCGCGTGATTTCCGCCAGAAACGCGGTGCAACTTTCTTCGGCCCGTTCTTTTTTGGCAACGTCCTTCAGGACGAAAACCGCGACTTTCGTTCCGGCGATCCGGTCCAGTTCCACCAGCTTATTGTGCGTCTTCGCAATCAGCCAGTAATGCGCCTCGAAAACCTCGCGCGAAACCGGCGTCGAATAGACATAGGCGTAAATCTTCTCGTCCCTATAGAGCGGGACTACCAAATTCATGCGCTCGTCGATACGCATCAGTTCGGATACAGGTTGGCGTTGATGAGGTAATAACCTCGGATCGTCACGGCAACCAATGGGTCCGAACCGTCGAACGGAAGATCGCGAACGTTGTAGATCGCGCAGTTCGTAAGCGCGAACGGAGATAGCGTGGTGCTATCTGGCCAGACCGTGCCATTGCCGAGTTGGGTCGCGTCCGCCTCCCATTGGAGTTTCCAGGTATTGGCGAACGGTTGCGATTTGATAAGAGACGCCACCAGCGTGAACATCACGTAAGGCTCCGGCGATGTCACCGCGCCGGTCAGCGTCTCCAAATACTCGACCATGTTCCCGTCGAGCGTGAAACGAATACCGGGCTTGCCGAGATAGGACGCGGAGATATTGAGCGAGGGGTTCGCCGGCCAGTTTACCGATGCGACAAGGCGGTTAATCGTGCCTTGCGGCACCAAGGGGAACGCCATTTAACCCGACCTCCTTTATATCGCGAAGCTGCTGATCGTGATGTTGAACTGGATCGAGTTGAAGCCCTGCAACGGCGTGAAGATCACGGAGTAACCGTTGTAAGTCCCGGTTTTATACTGTCCCGGATTGGCGGTGTAGTATGGCGCGAACGGTATCGCGTTGATGGCGCACTGGCCGGCGAATGTGCCGTTTCCGAGCGCCGTCGCATACGCCGCGCCGGTCAATCCGGTCTGCACCACCGATCCGAGCGCCAGGCCGAACGTGATCATGTTCTGCAACACGCCGGCCGCCACGCCCTGGCCCGCCGTGATGCCGGCCTGATTGAGATAGACCGGATTGCCGGGAAGGTTCGCGCCGTTGATGACGAAATTCGTCACGCTGAGCGCGATATTGATTTGCGCGTAATCGGCGGAATACCAGTAGTTCGCCGAGTTACCGTCCAGCATCTTGCCGAATTGCAGAATGGTGTTGCTGATCCCGCCCTGATAGCCGGTGCCGATCAGCGAGATATTCGCGGTGTTCAGCGTGACGATTAAGGCCGCGTTGCCGCGCACCGGGAACGGTGTCACGCCGTAGACGAAACGGTTCGCCATCGGCGCGACTTTGTTCGCCGACGACGGGTTGTTGCTTATCCACTGCCACATAGAAGCGGCTTGCGAAAACTCGGTCGATGGCAGGCCGCTCGCCGCGGCGGCGTTCAGCGTGCCGAGCACGCTTTCCGCCCCGAGCGTGGCCGCCGATGTCGCGCCGATCAGCGTCGATGCCTGCGTGCCGGGTTGCGCCACGAACGTTCCGTTGTAACCGGATGGCGTCATGCCGGTGACGACAAAGGTTTGCCCAACGGCGACCCCGTGCGCCGTCGTCGTCGTGAACGTGATGTTCGGCGCGGAAAATGTCGCCGCCGTCATAACGTTCGCGGACCACGTTCCGAACGTCGGACACTCGATCAGTGCGTTTACGCACTTCATCAGGACCGTATAAAATCCGTATGTGGCCTGGCTTGTCGTGACCCAGAAATAGGTCTGCGCCGTCGTCCCTTCCTTCGTGGCGATGAGCGCGAGGAAGGTCGAATTGCCGTCCCAGAGCCGGGGCACGAGATAGGTATAGACAATGCCTGGATTGGCCGTGATCCAGGTGCCGAGATACGTCGCGCCGTCGGTCGCGTTGCCCGCCCCAAGCTCCAATACATAAGCCGACGTGATCGACCCCTGCGCGAACCATGTCGTTGCCATCGCGACAAGCTCGCCAACATCCTCGGGAGTATAGGTGCCCTGCACGCTGGCGCTGGCCGGCGAGCCGGATACGGAATAGGTAAACGTCGAGGCCCCGGTTATGGTGCAGGTAAACGTGCCGTTATAGGCGGCAGGCGTAAACCCGGCCATCGTCAGCACGATCGTATCGGATACAGTAAAGCCGTGCGCCACGGTGGTCGTAATCGTCGCGGTCCCGGCGCTCTGGGTGGCGCTGGTAACGGCCTTCCCGCCCGTCAGGAGCGGCGTCAAGTCGGACAGTTGGGTAAGCAGGGACAGAGTGCCTTGCGCCGTGTTGGTGGCGCCCTGGCTTAGCAGCGCTCCGGTCCCTTGGAGGGTGGACGGGGTAGGACCGACCTGTTGGGTGACGTTCTCGGTGACAATCGAATAGGCCATTACAGGGGCACCCCATTGGGATTGACGGTCGCCGTCGCCGCTTTAATCAGTTGCAATGCCAAATCGTTTATCCGGGTTTGGTTGTATGACACGTTGAACTCGACGGTCTTTTTCATCGCGAGAATGTCCAATCCGACCTGGCCGCGCTTTTCGTCGCGCAACGTCGGAGAGTTCATTAAGCCGATAACGTTTTGATCCCGCATATAAGCCAAAGCCGTATCGAACCAATCGGACGCCTGCGAGTTGGTAAGGCCGTAGAGCGTGACCCGGACCCGATCCGTCGCGGCCTGCTGATGCGAGGCCGTGCCTTGGTCCAGGATCGGCACTGCCTGCAACGCCTCGGTGCCCTCTGGAAAGATATGCACGCTGCCATAGGGCGGACGGAGGTTCGCCGACACCGCCATCGATGGGTAGAGCGTCACGGCGGGATTGGCCGGCACGAGCCAGACCGGATCGTATGTCGCGATAGTCAGCCATGCCGGGAGGCTATTCGACACAACCAGCGTCGATGGCGATAGCTGCGATCCGACATCCACCAGTTGCGATTGCATGGCGGGATAAACCGCCTCGCCGCCGTAGTGATAGATGCCGGCGTTTTCGTAATACGAGCCGCGCTGCGAAAACGCGAATTTCAGGTTGGAATATTCCGCGACCCATATTGCGTTCGGCGCGATATCGTTCAAAACATCGACTTGCTGAGAAGTCGAAAACGTCACCCGGTTGATCGCGAGGTTTTCGTCCTCGTTCTGCGCCTCGTAAGCCGCGACGTGCAGCGAACCGAATACCGTTGTCGATGCGGTCGCAAGCCAAAATACATATCCGTCGAGAGGCAGCACGTAGCGAACGTATTGCCGGAACTGGATTTGCTGCTGGCCGGAGAGTTGCCGAAGCCCGTCGTCGAGCGCGGGATTGAGTTCGCCCGACAATCAATCCACCCAGGCGCGGAAACTGGTCTGATACAAGCCCGTATCGCGAAACGACGGACGAGCCGGGTTTCCCTTGGCGTAAGGATGAAGGAACCGATGGTTGACGCCGCGTTGCGCCGCTTGTGTCGGAACGCCAGGGACGATGCCGTTCATGAGTTCCTGGTCGATGAACTGGCGAAACGCGGCCTCGATCTTTTGTTCCGCATCGTGCGTCGGGGATATCGAGGCAGGCGCGCCAGCCGCGATGTCCTTTAGCGCGTTCTCCATCGAGGTTCCGATCATGCCGAAAATCGATTCAAGGCCGGTTTCCTCCGCGAACACTTCCATAACGTGATATTTCGCTTCGAGAATATCCGCGACGTCGCCGGTTGTCTCGAAGCCCGATGGCGCGATGCTGCGCCGAACCGATTTACCGCCGCGCGAGGTTTTGACGGAAACGCGGCGTTGCGCGGCTGGCACGGGTTTCCGATACGGCACGTCCAGCACGCCAAGGTGGAGCGTGGTCACGACAACCCCCAGACCGACTGGCCGTAATCCTGAGCATACGCCAGATAAGCCCGGCCCCACTTGCTCTTAAAGAAACCCAAATCCCCAATCGTGAGTTGCGATATCGCATCGGTCACGGCCAGCGTCGAAGCTGTTCCGGTATCCGAGGCGGACGCCACAACCCCCGCCGACGGAGCGTCCAGTTTGAGCGCGGCGCGTTGCGTCTCGAAATAGGTGTATCCCGGATTGTCCGGCGTGATCGCGAGTTGGGTGTGGCCCGCGCAGTTGTAGACCGCGAGCACGTAATCGGTCGTGCCGCCCGCCACGTTCAGCACGAGGTTCATCGCACGGTTGAACGCCCACGACAACCAAGGGGAATTGGCCGTGTTTACTGTTGGAGGCACCACACCGCTTAGCAACAGACCGATAACGACGTTTGTCCCGATAGCGACCGGAGAGAAGGTTTGCAACTGCTCGGCGCCTGCCGAGTTGCTCGCATAGACGTTGTATCCGACGATCCCCGTCGCCGCTGGCGGCGACGTTACCGTCACCTGGCTGTTCGGCACCGTAATCGTAACGGATGCCTCCACGGAGGCCGTCGTCTCACCATTGGCCGAGATATACGTGGTTCGCACGTAAACCGTTTCGAGCGGCAATATGCCGCCGGTCGATGCCGCCAACACCGGCATCGGCGGGGGCGCCGTATTCGACAAGAGGTAAAGCGGATCGATCCCCATGGCCTGCTGCACGAACAAGCAATAATCGGGCAAGTTCGGCGTCGTGGGGTTCGACCATGCCTGGACCACGATAGATCAGCGAAACGAAACCGTCGTGTCGATGGTGCCGGTCACGACCGCGACAAGCCCCGTCTTAAAGTTGAGGCCGGCATAGCTTGGCCCGATATCGAGTTTGGACGGCAACACGTTCGCCGTGCCGAAGTTCATCACGGCAATACCGACGGTGCCGGTCGCCGTCGTGGCCTGATCGAAAAAACTGACCGAAGCGACTGTCCCGGTCAAAGCATTCGAGTTGATCGAGAACAACTGCCCCGGTGCGGCCTTTACCACGAACGTTCCGGGTGCCGTGATATGGTAATAAGTGACCGCGACGGGCGCGTTGTAAGGTGTCTGAGGCATCGTTTCGGTCCCTTACGTCGGAAGTTGAATGTCGGAGCGGCCGTTCGGATCGATCGACATGCTGAAATCGACCATCCCGTTCGGGGCCTTGATGCCGGGCGCGGTTTCCTGCCTCACCGTCGTTTCGGTAACACGCGCGGGCGGCCGGTCCCGTGTTTTGGCCCGCGCCGTGCGATCGAACGCCAGCGCACCGATGGTGGCGGCCTTCACGCTGCGTTCCTCGCGGGTTTGCAATTCGGCCTCGTGCGCCATTTCGATTTCCGCGGCCTCGATTTGGCCCATGTCGCGATAGATCAACCCGGAAAATTTCCGCATCGAGCCGTGCGCCTCGGCCGCATCGCGCGCGCCGAACCGTTCGAGCTGCTTGATGACCAGGGCCTGCTGCGCGGGCGTCCAGCCGTGGCCGATCTCGACCTGTCCGCCTTGCGCGATCTCGATCATATTGACCAGATTGTTGACCGGCTCGCGGAAGTGGAAGTGATGGTTCTGGAACGATGGATTGGCGAGATGAAGTGTCATGCGCGCCTCAATAAGTCATCGTCAAAATGTAGATGCCCGCCGAACGAATGCCCCATCCCGACGTGATACGCAGTTCGTGAACTTCGGTGATCGCGCCATCGGGGATCGGCGTCGGGATTTTTAACGGGGCGGCCATGTCGGCATACATCAGATTGACCGCCTTCAACTGCGGGCGAATGTCGGACCCGAAGATGTTGGTATTAATGACGCCAGGGAGATCGGGAGCCTCGATTTCCGGCATGGTAAGCAATACAACGTCCGTGCCGCCCGCGCCCTGTCCGATCAGCGTATCGTCGAAATGCCATTCGAACGTATCGCCGTTCTCCCGCATCGTGACCTTGACCACATCGGCGGTTGTCGATGTGCCGGCGCCGGGCCGCTGATACGATGTGACCTGGACAATGTTCGCAATCGCGAACTGCAAGAAAATCCGCTGCGGAGAAATGACCACGATCTTGTTATGGATGTTGCCGCCGGACTGATACATGCCGGATTTAAGCGCGACGATCTCGCCAAGCAGCCAAAGCGCCATCTGGCCATTGTCGTAGGTGCGAACAGTCGTGTTGCCGTAGCTGTCCGGCGGAAGCGAAACGGTCGTCGCGCCAACGGTATTGAGCAAGCCCTCGCCGTTCGCCGCGTTGTAGCCATAGAGCAGCGCGGTTCGCATCTGCTGAAAAATGCCCTGGCGCGCGCCAAGATCGAGCGCGGCCGGAACGGACAGGCCGAAATCGCCGCCGCGTGCCGTGTCGTGATGATCCCAGATGGCGCGGGTGCGCGCCAGATAGGTCGGCGTGCCGGCGAACGAAACAACCAACGATGCCGATGGCAACAGGTTCATCGGCGATTGGCCCGATTGAACCTCGGTGCGGATATCGAGTTGGTTGATGTAAACCGCCATGTCCTCGGAGCCGAGCTTCACCCGTGGTTTCCCTTCGGGGAGCACGGCGAACGCACCGGAAGCCTGAGCGTAAGTGACGACAAACTCCGGCTCGGAGAAGCTCGGAGTGATCTTCGCCTCGGAAGGGAAAAGAACGGGCATCTGCTTGTGTCCTTAAATCTGGATGATGGCGGTGTCGCCAGTCGTCCAAGTCACGGAACTGGCAGAGGCGTAGTTGACGATTTTCGAGTTGCTGTTGACCGAACGAAGCACGGTCGTGGTCGGAAGCGCGAAGTTGGAACCGGTAGTAACCAGCGTCACCCAGTAGAGCGTTACGCTCCAATACAATGCCGCCGCGTTGATAAATTCGCCCGCCGTCAGCGCGGCAACCAGAGCCGGATCGCAGTTGACCGGAATACGCGCGTTCGATCCGTTGCGGTAGAACGAAACGTAGTTTCCGGTCGCGGCCTGCGGCACGTTGTTGCCCGGCGCGATAACCATCGACGATGCCTGATTGAACACGGACCAGCCGAGCGTGTTGCCCTGCGACGTGGACCGCTTCACCGTTGGCCCGAGACCTTCGGAAAAGCCGGTCGCGGGCTGATTGATCGCGACGGAAAGCGGCACGCCACCCCACATCGTAACGGTTTCGGTTGTGGCGAGCGTCGCGCCCTCCAACCACATACGCGACGACGGATCGTCAAGCGCCAAACCTTGAGTATAACCCTGGGTCGGATTGACGAACGTGCCGGTCGGAGTTTGCGTGGCATAAGGATTGAAAGATAGCGTCCCGGACATTTACTTAAATCCCTTCGTTCGAGTTCGGGTTGCGACGGATGCGCCCCGATGCGCCCTGCGACATAAAGGGAGCCATCCATGCCATCGGATCGCCCACGTATTCCGTGATCCGGCGCCCGGCGCGGTCGGTTCGCACCATCTCCATGAGCAGACCGGGCCGTGCCAGCGCGGGCGTTTTCGCCGCCTCGACCGCATCGTTGTAGACAATGGCCTCGATCGGTTCGAGCATCGCGGCGTCCGCGCTGTCGAAGCGAGTGTCGCGAAACTTCGCCGAATGCTTCTTGAAGTGCTCCATCAGGCGGCGGCGGTATGGCAGCGACACTTCGCCGGCGATAGGCCGTGGCGCTTCGTTGCCGAACATCGCGGCCACCCCGTCGGCACGGGCCTGAGCACGCGCCAGGGCATCACGCTCACTCTGCGGCACTTCGGTCGTCAGGGTGCGGAGCGTGGCTTGCATGGCATCCAGTTGCCTGCGGAGATCGGCGTTTTCGCGCGCGTGTGCCGCATCGTGCCGAGCCGCGTCTTTGCGGTCCTTTTCCTCGCGCTCCATCTTTTCCTTTTCCTCGGCGTCCTTTTTGGCCTTGTCCTCTTTGTGCTCAGGCTCCTCGGCCTCCTCGGATGCCCACTTCTCGAAGGACTCGTCGTCCTTCTTTTCGGATTCCTCCGCGTCCATGCGGCAATCCTTGGCGTCCTTGCGGGCCTTGTCCTTCTCGACGCCACCCTTTTCGAGCGCATCGCACATCGCCGCTTCGTCCGCATCGTGGCGCGACTTCCAATCCTTGTAAGCCTCGCCATCCTTGCGCTTGCCAAAACGGTCCTTACGCGCCGCGTCGTGGCGGGCGCGATCCTTTTCGGCGGCCTTCTCGGCTTCCATCGCATCCATCCGCGCATCCATGCGCTTCAGGCCGTCCATGATCGCATCCAGTCTTTCGCTGTCCTTACGGGCCTGCTCTTCGCTGGCCTTTTTTTCGTCTGCCTCATCGGCCATGTTTGCAAGCCCTTCGTTAAGTGTATCGTTTTGCACGCCGGTCGGATCGCCGCCTTTATCCCAAACGCCGCCATCCCCAACGTCGAGGACTGCGATGTGATCGAGTAAGGACGGATTGCCTTCGATCAGAAAGGTTTCGCCATTTAACTCGACCGTTTCGTTCCCATCGGTCGGAAGAAATACAACACCGGGCGATGTAGAGAGTTTGCCTTTGCTCATCTTTTCGATGGCTTCGGCGTCGTAGATGCGCGCGATCCCCCACGTCTCGTCGCCCTTTAGGTAGGGCAACATGATCGTTCCGATTGCGCGTTTATTAAATTCTTTGGAATCCAGTCCCGGCTTGTTTTCCGGGTGAACCCAGATCACCGGCAATCCGTTACACCGCGCCAGAAACTCGGGAGACTGGAATATCGAACTATCGCGCCAGACATATTCGTCGTGTCCGGCTCTGTAACTAAGCCCGGTCCCGGTGATGCGAATGGCGAAAAGCGTCATTCCGCCAAGTTGCCACGGCGACGGCAACAGACCGGCGACGATCTGGCGTGCCGCGTCTAACTCCGTCATCGCGGCATTTTCCTATGGCTTATAGAGCCGACATTTCGCGTTCTCAGCCTCGAACCCGATATGCGGCGTTCGCATCCGAAAATGATCGACGACCCGCGTGACTTCCGGCCACGCATTCGATCCGTAATCGTCCGCGATCAGAACGCCGCCCTTGGCGAGCAATCCCCACCAGCGGATCAGGTCGCTCATAACAGACAGGTAATCGTGCGCCGCGTCGATATGCACCGCGCCAGGATGCACACCAGCCCGCGCCAGAACTTCGCACGCGGAGGCGGAATCGAGCGGAACCGGCACGATCCAGCCCCGCAGTTGCAATACCGCGACGTTGTTCGCGAACGTGCCGTAAAGCCCTTCGACCGGCCAATGTTCCGCCGATCCGCACCATGTATCGATCGCGACAATCACGCCGTCGCATCCATTGTCTCGCATCCGTTCGGCCATGGTGACGGTCGATCCGCCCTTCCATACCCCAACATCCACCGCGACGGCCGAACGCGCGTCTATGGCCTCGGTCAGATAACGGTGCCCAGAGTTCCATCCCTGCGTATCGAGAGGTTGCGACGGTTCTATGGCGGCGAAAGGATCGTGTCCTCGCCAGATTGTGGCGATGATTTCGTCTCGGGCCAATGTCATCGGCGCGGAGACGTTGCCTTCTCTTGCGGATCGCTTGTCAAAGCATCGAACCGCTCGATCATCCGGTCGAACGCCGTCGCGATCTCGCCGATCCGGTCCTGCCGTGCCATGCGTTCCGCCGCCGCTTCGGCCTGCTTGGGCGGATGCCCGGCGCGGATCATTTCGGCGATGTTGGCGCTTATCGTTTCCTGCGACGATCCGCGTTCAAGCGGCATCGATCGTCGCCATCCCGATCCGCCCCACATTCAGATCGAGCGCACCCATATAGGCCGCCGCATCGCTCAGAGCCGCGTCCTGCGCCGCCCGCGTTCCGGCCTCTTGCTCTGCCTTGCGCTGGCGATACGCCGCCACGCGCGCCGTGAAGGCCGCCGCATAGTCGCTATCGGTCATCTCTGCCTCCGCGTAGTTTCGGTCGCACCAGATCAGCCGTTGGGCGTGCATCGGATCGGTTTCGCGCATCGCGTAATAGGCTGTCGCCTCGCCCGTGCCGCGCCAGGTGTGCATCTCGGTCAGAAACGACGATACGGTGCAATCCGCGCTCATCGGATCGTTTTCGAGGAACGGAAATGTCCAGCATTGCGGCACGGATCGGCACAACGCCTTGTCGATCATCAAACAGGACGTATCGACAAAACCGGTCGCCGGCCAGGCACGGATGCCATGATGCGGTCCGCAGCTCTCCCATTCGTCGATTGCGACCGGGAGCGACGTCTCGGGATGCACGAACCACCGTTGCGAAAATGCCCAATCGACACCGGCAATCGCGGCCTTGAGCGTCGAAAGGTGATGCGGTGCCCACCAGTTATCGTCGTCGAGATAGGCCACGTGCGCCGAATTGGCGAGATACGTGAGGATGGTCCTCAGCGCCCCGCCGTCGCCCGATGGCGTAGTGCCGCCATGTCGCGTCGATGTCGAATAGCCCGGCCAGAACGTTTGCACCGTTACGTTCTCAGGCCGATCCGCGAAGCTAGGCCAATCGCGGCCCGGCACGTCCATGCCAACCAAGACATGTATCCGGCCCGGCAAGTCCTGCGCGAATACGCTCTCGATGGCGCGGCGCAATGTCGGACGCAGCACGGTCGGGATGACAACGGCGGCATCGTATGGCGTTTGGAGATTATCGCCGAACGTGGTCAGGTAACTCATGCGTTCCACGCCTTGGCGCGGATGATGGTTCGCACCGTGTCCATCACGGACTTTCGCGCCTCGCGGATGGTGCCGGTTTGCGTCACACGGGCCAATTCGATGTCCAGGTCGAGTGCCTGCGCCATGAGGCGATCCGAGATTATTTTGTCCGCGTAGGTCGGATCGGATTGCTTCGGTTTGCGAAACGTCATGCCGCTAACCTCCCCGCGACAAACTCCTGGCCCTTGGCCGTGAGAAACTGGTCCGATAGCGCGCGTGGCGAAGTCACATATTCCAACCAGCAGCGGCAATTCACCGGTTGTCCTGGCCTGTCGATCTCATCGGTATAGCCATGCACCGGCTGCACCAAACCCATCTTATCGGCCCACGATCCGCGAATGATAAAAGTCTTTTTCGCCCATGCCATGTGCTGCTTGCGCGCGGCGTAATTCTTATCGTGCTCGCCGTGATCGTGCCACGTGCCAGCGATGGCCCCGGCATCGGTCGCGACGATATCCGCGATATTGGCGATCAGCTTGTGGCCCTGATCGTTCAATACCAAACGGCGGCGGTAGCTTTGGTGCGCGACGGACTTCGCGATATCGGTTTTGGTCGCGCGCTTGTCTATCGCGCCGTCGCCGCCGGGCGGAATCGAGGTCGACCATCCCCTGAACCGCGATAGCGTCGTTTCGATTGCCTCGCGGCGGTTAAGTTTGATCAGATCGGCGCTGGCGATAATCCGCCGATCCAGTTCGGCCCGTAACTGGGGCTTGATCTGAGCGATGGTGTATCGCGACACGCCCGGCACGTAATCGGCGACCTTCCCTCGAGCCGCGAGCCGTTCGTAAATCGCGCCCAATCGCCGCGCCGTGTCCTGGTCGATGACCTGTTCCGAGCCGATATCGCGTTCGGCGGCGTTGCGGAGCGCCATTGCCCAATAATCGACCCGATCCGGGCTGACGTAGCCGGTGCGCGCCAGTTCCGCGATGGCATCGGCCAGGACTTCGCGAAAGGTCGGTTGCGCTACGCTCACGTTTCGGCCGAGAACGGCGCCGGTTCGTGTTCCTTTTCCTCGCCGCCGCCCATCGTCGGGGCCGGCGGAACGTAATTTGCCAGCGCATCCTCGTCGATTTCCAGCGGCGCGGAAAACAGTTTCCGGCGCGAATTAATTTCATCGGCGGCCCATGCGATGACGCGCGCCTTGTTTACCGGATCGATCCCGGCATTGATAAGGCTCTCGACCAGCGCGGTGACGGCCTCGAAACGGGTTTTTTCGACCTGAATCGCATCGCTTTCCGGTTCGGCCAGTAGGTTCGGCCACGTCGCGGAGAACGAATTGGACCAGGTATAAAACGCCGTCTCGTAAGGTATCTTGCGATACTCTGGAACGTCCTGCTTCAACGCCTCATAGAACTGCGGCGACCACGCCCGGCGCATCACGATCTTGTCGAACCACTTATAGAGCGGGTCCATGCCGATGCGCTCCGTCGCGATATAATCCGCGATCTGCTTGGCGTCCTCGGACCCTTCGGCCATTCCGCCGACCATTTCCTCTTGTTCGAGGAGCTTCGATGGCATCCCCACGCCCATCGCCACATCCTTTAGTGCGTTCTCGCGGCAAAGCCGGGCTGGGCCTTCCAGGTTTTGGAAATTGAGGCTCTCGATGCTGTCCTTCTCGCCGATGGTCAGCACGTTGCCTGTCACGCCGGCTTTCAGCGCGGAACGCTTGATCCCGAAAAAGTTCAGGATGCGATTGTTGATTACCGGACCAGGCGCGGCCATTTTCGCCACGAGCAAGCCGACCTTGAACGTAACCAACTGGTCCGTTATCATGGCCTGGATCAGCGTTTTCAACGGATACAACGCACGCTGATAAACCGAGCGGCCCACGAAACCGAATGCCGAATTGGTCCATTCGATGTAGATCGGCTGTTCGTTCATCGTAATGACGGTGCGCGACGGGTGGTAAATCCGATTGCCGACACGGACTTCGCGAGCCTTTTGAAACTCAGGACTGTTCGGGTCCTGGTCGAGCACAAGCGAGCCGGCTGTATTGAGCGGATCGAGCACGTTGAAATACGGCTCGATCTCGTGCAGTTTCAGCACGTCCAGCGGTTGATCGCTTCGCATCGGATAGCGTCGATCCCCGACGACGATGCTGGAAATACCGTAGATGCGCGCCGTGACTTTCGCGGACTTGATCCATCCGTCCGCACCTATTCCACTCCATTCGCGCCGAAACGCTTCGACAAGCCGCTCCTCGGGACCGGCGGGAATCGTGATGATGCGCTCTTGCGACTGCGCCAGAACGATCGGCTTTTCGGCGATCTTCGCACCCAACTGATGATACGCAAAAATCGTTTTGCATAACTGGTATCCGACCGGCGAACCCGGAACGATATCCTCTGCGTTCAGCAGTTGCGTCAGTTGGCTACCGCACCCGCCCTGAACGCCAAGCCCGGCGAACCCAATTCCGCCTTCGACCGTGTTCGCGCTATTCGATCCGCTCACGTTTTAACGATCCGCTCCGATAGCGTTCCGTTGCGGAGCCGCAACTCCCAATCGCGGTGCGCCGCATCGTGCGCGGGATCGGTCAGCACGAGGCCGCATTTCGCCACGGCGGCCTCGATCTCCCCCGGACTGGCGACGGACGTGCCACGGTCGGACAGTTCGGCGGCGAGACGTTCGGCGGGCGTTGGCATGGCGTTACGGCTTTGCGACATGCGGCGCGGTTGGCACCGCGGGAATAGCCGGCACGGGCGGTGTGACCGGCGTCGACGGAAATACCGTCATCAGGCCGCCCGGCAAGACCGGAAGCGCGATAACCAACGATGCGAGGACGGACCCGGACGGTGCCAGGACCGTGACGGTCAGCGTTTCGCCGACTGTTATAGTTGACGTGGCACCCGGCATGTCCGTATGATCCTCGGTTATGAGCAAGGTTTACGCCAACATCCCGGACGCCAAGATCGCGCCCGCACCCAAGCCACGACTGCGGTTCCATCGCGGTCGATGGTGGGCTTATCACGCTGGCATATGTCTATTCGCGAGCGGCGAAACGGCTGGAACAGCATATGCCGCATTGGAAGCCAAGATTAACGCATCCCTATGCGCCGCACGGGCAAGGGATGCCCGCTACAACGATAGCGACGATCTGGAAAGCGAAGACTTCGATTGGATCGACGAATATTGAACCGGACGATGAACCGATGAGCGAGCGTTTCGAGATGCGGGTCACGCCGAAATGGATGGCCATGCTGGACGCCTGGCGGGCCAAGCAACGGCCGATCCCGTCCAGGACCGCCGTGCTGAGGCAAGCTGCGGTCGATTTCTGCGAAAAGCAACCGATGCCTTCCGACTTGCCAGAAAAGGACGAACCGCGATGATCGAAGACTGGACCGTTACGTTTACCGAACAGACAGGAAAAACAACTGTATTGCCTGGCGTATCGGTCGAACCATTCGATAGCGAGATCGATGAGATCGTGCGATTGCGCGCCCGGATCGCGAAACTCGAAACGAAACTCGCGGAAGCCGAGGCGAAACTCGAACAAGGAAGCTTCTATTGACCAAACCCGCCGCACCTGTTCCGCACATGCGCCGCGCCTTCACCGTCGTATTGCTTGGCCCTGTATCCGAGCTTCGCGCCGCTTCGGTAACGGAGATCGTCGAGGCCGTAACAAAACAATTTAACTTTTCGCGGCACGTCACCGTCGCGTGCCAGGACGAAATGCCATGATAATCGTCGCAATCGCCGGAACGCTCGCCGCCCTCGTGCTGTTTCGCTGGGTGCGTGCCGTATTCGGCCTTACCCTCATGGTCGCGGCGGCGTGGTTCGCGATGATCTGCGCGGGATGGGTAACTTGAGCATCGAACCGGTAGACTACCTTCCTTCTTATCGAAAGTGTCAAACATGCGATGCTGACTGCGGATTGCAATGGACAGACGGCGAACCCTGTTGGGGATCGGTCGAAGTCATCGATGAAATCGGATCGGTAGACTTAGACGGCAATCGCGAATACGAGTGGGTTCACGCTTGCAAAGGTCATCGCGAAGGCTACGGATCGTATAAGCCAGAAACGCTGCCAATAACCTAACGGGATGGGTGATATGAGCATAGTGCCGGATGGCGAGCCTTGTTCCGGCGCAAAGCAAAGACGATTGGAGAATGGATTAAGCGATACCCTCCGAGTTGCCGAGCGTGATCGCTATCGCATAGCAAAATGTGTCGAGCAGATCGTCGGCCCGTGTCGCCGCCGCCTTATCCCCAACCCGAAACCCCGTAATCTGCGATACGAGGTGATTGCGGCGCGACCCCTTAAACATTACGTCGTTTTTATCGTAAGCATATTCGGAAAACTTAACCTCGCCGCGATAGACCGGCCCGCTGGCGTTTATCGCCCGAATGTCCTTTCCCGCCGATGTCAACGCCGCCGGTAGCGGCTGAGCCGGCAAACCGCGCAACGCGCATTGCTGCAACAGGATAGACCCGCTCTGAGCATCTTCTATCCATGCCCCGCCAGAACCGGAACGAGCGTTGCACATCGCGGCCAGTTCGGCGCACCTATCGAACACCTGCGGTATCCAGGTCTCCAACAACGCACCGTCGATGCTGACGATATCGTAATCGAGGATGACCAGCGGATGACCGGCACGCGGCGAAAACGAACAATACAAAACCGCCGTGCCATCGTGTTCCCGGCCGCCCTTAACCGCGCTGTCGATGACGGCGAACACCGTCTCGCACATAGTCGGACGCGGCACCGGCTTGCCGTCGACCAGCAGTTTGTCCGGCGAAAAGAACGCCTCGCCGCTGAAATCGACAAATTCGGCGAGAAACTCCTGCCGAAACACAAGCGGGTGATTGCGCTCGCGTTCCCGCGCCAACTCATCGGGCGGAACATACGGGCTGCTACTGGTCGGAGCGTAATGCTCCTTAAACCCGAAACTCGGATCGTTGCACAACTGCCAGAAAAAGTTCTCTGGGTCGTTGCCGTTCGGCGTGGAAAACGCCCATGCACGCGAACCAGGACGGGTGATCATCGTCGGCTTGATCGAGCGTTCCCATATGCCCATCATCTGCTTGGGCTTGGTAAACGCCGCCTCGTCGATCAGGACGAGATCGTATTCGCGCCCGCGTCCGGCCAGTTCGTTATCGTTAAGCGTCCAAAAGTCTATCTGACCGCCATTGTTAGTGCGGATCGTGCCTTCGTTCTTATTCGCGCTCAGCCGGATCGGCGATAGAATGTGCAGAATTTCGGCATACGGTTCGTGGAGTTGCTTATGCTCCGGCGTGAACAATCCGACCTTCTGCCGCCTCGCTGCTCCGTTGGAGGCGAGCGTGACAAGCTGCTTGGTCTTCCCCCACCTCCGTCCGCACCGAACCGCGTTCAGGCGGGTGCGGGCATGGAATATCTCGATCTGTTTTTCGTGAAAGAGCGGGAGGGATATGGTCGGCATTTAATCGGGGAGGCCGCCGGTAATCTTTGTTTCGTCTCCATCGTCGTCACCCGGCATGTTATCGCGCGACTTACGCCACTTCCCAGGCTGACGGTTCCAAAGCCACATCGCGGCGGCGTGGGTATCCGGCGGGTAATGTTCGACATAATCAACGATAACCGGTTCTCTCGACCCGGCCGGCATAAAGATTTTCACGGCCGGATGCGAATATCCGAGTGCCCGTTGCCTCAGACTGACCGCGACTTCGGCATCGGCGGGTGTGCCGCCGCGCGCGATGGCTTCCGAAAATTTCGGATGTTCCACCTTCCAAAGACTGACCGTGGAGACGGAAACCTCGAAAAACGTCGCCATTTCTTCGAGTGTTAGACCCAAAAGGGCTAACTTATAGACCTGATCCGCGTATTCTTCCCGGTATTTGGTCGGCCTGCCAACGGGGTTGGATTCCTCCATAGAACCTGTCCCTACGGTCGGCTCCGGTCTCCAAAAGCCACGATTTCAGGGGATTTTATCGGCGCCGCCCGCAACCTTGGGCAAGCGTAGCAAAAAAAGCCCACATCCCGCCGCCGATGTCAAGCGGAAACTTTCTCCCGTTTCCATCGTCCGCTGCGTTCGGCGGGCAGGCCGGTGTCCGGGGGTTCCGGTGCTGGAGGAGCGGCGATTGGAACGAAGGTGCGGCGCGGCCTCATATCGTCGTAATGCTCGCGGAGCCGTTCCAGGCCGGCGGCGAGGTGACCGTGGACCTTATCGCGGCGCGTCTCGGCTTTGATTGCGAGGTCTGTGACGGTCCAATTAAGCACACACGCGCGAAAAACATACCAATAGGCGGATTGGCCGATGGCGGCGCGTGCCGCCTCGCAGTTTATCGCGGCGGCGACCCGCACGTCTTCCGGCCCCATGTCCGATCCGCCATTGCCCCGAGACACGATCGCGCCCTCGCGTCGCTGGTGGTCGTCAACGAAGCGAGACGCGGCGGCGACGTGGTGCTCCGTGATTTCCGAGGGGCAGATGCGGTGGAGGCTGTCGATGGTCCAGACGCGGCGCCAACCCTGGACGCGGCGGACGGCTTTTCGGCGGATGGTGGCGTTGGGATCGTCGAGGTCTGGACGGTCGTCGCGGGCGACGGTCGGTTCCCGGATGACTGCACCTAGCGCATCGACGATTTGTTGGCGCTGGATCGAGGGCGGGCCGTCCATTGGATCGTCGCAGCAGTCGCGTGGCACCGTGTGGAACTCCTGCAGGGGTTTCGCTTGATTAAATAACAGGCAGATTCGCGCTGTGTCAACGGCCAGAATCCAGCTGCGCCCGCGCATCGACGATCCGATCCGCGATGGCAGTTTCGGCTGCGTTAGGCTCCGGCATATCCCATGCCTTTCGCAAGGCGGCGACGATGGCCTGGGTGCGTGGCATACCGGCGGCGTCGATGGCATCGACCAGCTCGCGCGGGACGCGGGCACCGATGAAGATCGTGCGCGATGTTTTATGGGCGTTGCTCATGCGGAACCCTACCACGGCACCCATACGGTTCCGCATAGCGTTAAACGCTACTCTGCCATGCGTTAAACGCTCTGGCGTGGCGTTAAACGCCAGGATAGTCTCTACCTTGTCGAACGGACACACGCAAACGGAGGCGGCGCATACGAGATTTCCTGAAGCTACCCCATCGGGCGATCCGTCGCCCGATAGAGCGGCATCAGGGCCGGACATGCAACGGATGGAGGACGAAACGATGCCACGCATAATTCTGCGACAAGCAGACTACGAGATACTAGCCCGCACGGTGCTGGACTTCATGCCGCAGTCCAACTCGGACGATGCGGAATGGGAACCGCTCGACCGCGAGAGCGCGGAGGTTGTGCGGATGGCGTTGCAAACGGACCATCCGCCCGTGTTCGGGACGATCGATTTGAACCTGCAGAACGGCGCGATGCAAACCCTGCATATGCTTTGGGATGTCGCGAGCGAGACAGAAGCGAACTGCTTGGCTTTCGACGATGAAACATGGAAGCGCATCAACGATGCGTTCCCCGCATTTTGATGGCGATAGTCTACACATTCGACAAAGACGGTGCGTTCGTCGCGGGCGATACCGAGACGCGGATCACTGTCTACGCCTATCCGACCTCGATCCATGCCCTGGGTGCGAAGCGCCATGCGAAAGCGGTCGCGCGTATCATGATCGAGGAAGAGACGCGGCACGGATTGGCGCACGAGATGGAATACGATGCGCGGAACTGGGAACGGCTTGCGAACAATGGAGGATAAACCGATGGCACAACACAAGGAACAACTGGCGAAAGCGATTTCCCAGGCACGCCGCGACCCGGACATGAAAGCCGGGCTGCTTGCCCAGAGGCGTCAGTTAAGTCCGCGCCAGTGGCAATGGTTCGTTGCTTTCGACGATAGCGCGGATAGATTTATGACCGTTATCGCGACGGACGACGTTCGCGGCATGACGAACAAAACTATCATGGATTTGATACTCGGATGTTGGGACCCGGAATGGGACGACATTCTGAACGATAATCCGGTCGGCGACTTTCGCATCGGCTCAAGCGATTTCACTCAGCGAGACAAGAAAAAAGCCTCCCATCTCTGAATAACAAAAGGACACACAACCAATGCACCACCATCTGGAAATCGTCATGCCGCCCACCGACGGCATCGAGGCGGCGATAACGGAAATTCTCGCGCCGTTCGACGAAAACTGCGAGAACCAGGACATCGCGAGCAAGCATGCATTCTGGGATTGGTATCGGATCGGCGGTCGATGGAGCGGTGCGAAGTTGGAGGCACTACTCGGGGAACAGCGGATCGCGGACTTTCGCGCCGCGTTGCAGGAAGCGAATATCACCGTGAGCGGCGTGCAGGCCGGGAAACCCACGCTCTCGCCGGCGGATCAACGCGATAAGGTCGATGCGATGTGGAATGCCATGTTTCCCGATTCTCCGGTTAAGACATGCCCGCTGTTCAACCATTACAAAGGGGACTTCGGGGATGCGATGCCGCTCGGAGAATGCCCGGAAGGTTTGGCCTGTAGCCATTTGATCGTGGCCGCCTCCGATTGGCGGGATGAAAAGATCGAGGCCGTGTTCATGATCCAGGAATCGGTCTGGAACGGTGTGAACTACGTCGAAACGAAATGGGATGGCACACTCGCATCCGGGGTAGCGATGTGTGCCGAGAAGTTTAAGCCCTACAAAGCCGTATATGCCGAAAACCGCACACCGCGCCCGGATTGGCTGGTTGTCACGGTGGACTATCATTCGTGACAAGAAAAAAGCCGCCCATCGCTGAGCGGCCAAGTCTAAGGGAGGTTAGGAAACGTGTCGCGGCGCGAATGACCGGGGCAGCCGCGACACCTCCCTGTATGCCAAGCCGGGAAAATACGCAAGAGTAGACAACGCGGGACGGCAGCGAGCGGTTCCCGGTGGAGGGAAAGAAGATGCCAGAGTTAACCGAGGCGGAAATGGCGTATCTGGCCGATGTGCGCCGACGGCTCGATCCGGTGCGGCGATATGCTGAGACCCAACGCCTTGCAGCCACCGAACGCCGCACCGCCGCCGTGGCCCGCGTCCGGGCTTACATCGCGGCGCGGGAGGCTTCGGCCTGGGAGCCGCGCGACTTCGTGGACCGGGAAGGCGATGCGGAACTTACGCTCGCGGACCTGATCGAGATCGTGGGGAGGGACGCGCCGTGACATATCGGTTCGTTATCTCGTCCGATCCGAAAACCGGCGCGGACGTGGCCCGATGCGGTGAGCATACCGCCCGCAGTTCGCGCGCCTCGGCCGCGCACGATCTGGCCCGCGCCATTATCGGCACCGGACTCCCGGATGCACCAATCGAGGCGCGCGGCGAGGACGGTCGGTTGCGATACACCGTCCGGTCGCTGGCCGCGTTCGCGCGGTGGACCATAACCGAAACGCCGAAGCTGCGCCGCACGCGCTGGACGGCTTTCGACGTGTCCCGCTTCCGTCAGGCGCCGGATGCGGAGGAACCGCCTCCCGGCGAACACCTATCGGCGGAAACGGGCGATTGCGCCGAGAGCGCCCCGTGACCGCCGCACCCAGCTCGCGTCCGATCGCCGACGACCTTACGCCGCTGATCGCATACCGCTGGGACCTGGCCGAACTGCGCCGGATGCAACGAACACCGGAGCAGTCGCGGCGGCTGCGCCTGCGGTGCTGGGTGCGGCGGTGTTTGTGGTGGAGCGCCGCGGTGGCGCGGCGATAGGGATGGAGAGATCGATGGCCGAAAAAACGGAGCGCAACGCCGAACTGCGGCGCATGGCCGAGGCGAATATGTCCCGCGCCGATCTATGCCGCCATTTCGGGCTGACCCCGAAGCGCGTCTCCAAAATTCTGACACGCGACGGCAGGGGCGAGAAACTGGAGGCGGAACGCGCGGCCAGGAATGCGGCGATCGTCGCGGCGGCCAGGGCGGGCAACGAGACGATGAGCGCCATCGGCGAGCGGTTCGGGGTATCCGGCACGCGCGTCGCGGAAATACTTGCCGCCGCCGGCGTGCCTCCCCCGCGGGGTAAAAAACGCTACTCGCCGCTTTACAACCGCGACGAGACGCCGTGGACCGACCAGGAAATCGCCATTTTGAGGCGCGAGTGGGATGCCGGGACAACGACCGCCGCGATCGCGAAATCGATCGGACGAAACAAAAACATGGTGATTTCGAAGGTGCATCGCCTCGCATTGCCGAGCCGCCCGTCGCCGATCCGGCGGTCCGAGGGGCTGCCCGAACGCAACGCGGCGATACGGGCGGCATACGCGACCGGCGAGACGAAGGCGGCTCTGGCGCGGCGGTTCGCGCTGCACCAGGTGACGGTGTGCAACCTCGTCGGCGGATCGGATCGGCCCGCGCCACCGCCGGCCGGCTTTTCAACGCTGCCCCCGCTGCCATCGATCGCGGCGATCCCTCGTCCCGCGCCGCTCGTGGCCTCTCTGCCGCCCTCGCCCGTGCCGCCACGGGCCACGACACCCCCCGCGCCGTTACCCGCTCCACGCCAGCTTGCAACGCCCTACGTGGCACGTCCGCGCCCCATCGCCCCCGCCAGGCCAGCCGCGCCGCCCATGACGCCTCCCGCGCCCGCCCGGCATATCGCCGCCCCCGCCGAGGTCGAGGTGATGGACTGGCGTGCGAAGGGCTGGCCCGAGCCGGGTTCGCCGGAGACGCTAGGCGGCGTCGTCGCGGCGCAGGGCATCGCGGAGCATCCGTTGGCCGGTCGGGATGCGCGGTGCTGCCAGTGGCCGCTCGGGGAGCCTGGGCGGCCTGGGTTTCGGTATTGCGACGACCCCCAGACGACGGTGCGCCGGCTCGGTCCGCTCGGATTGCCGGTGTTCGTGGCGTCGCCATACTGCGAGGCGCATAGGGCCGCGTCCGTGACGCGCTACGTGGCGCCGGGCCGAGCCGTGGCGGGATCGGCAGAAGGGGATCGCGCGGCGGTGTGACACGGGCGGGACATGGCGGGGCGGAGATCGGCACCGGGGGGTGCCGTTTTCGCGTCAAAACCCGAGATCGCCGGTTAGCGGCTTATCGAGCGGGTAGCCTTGCCTGACGATATCGGCGGCCGCGCCTTCCTCCATCTGCACCGCCTTCTCGACCGGTTCGCCCTCCCACTTCAACCGGTCCACCACGGAGCCGTGTTTCTCGACCAGCCGCGCCAGCTGCGTCATGGTCCACACGTCGAGCCGGCGCCCCTCGTGCTGATCGCGGATCGTCGTGGCGACATCGACCGGGAGCTTGTCGTCGATGTGCCCCGCGGCCGCGACGTTGCCGTTCGGCGAAAAGCCGGTGAATTGCGAGGCGTGGGAGGCACGCAGGACGGCGGCCTGTTCTGCCTCGGTCCTCACCACCACCAGGACGGTCCCATCGCCCAGGCGCGTCTCCCACGTCTCGGGCGCGAGGGGTTTGTTCCCGGCCGCCGATGCCTCGCCGTCCATGAACGCGAGCGCCGCGATCATCTTCGGGCCGATGGCTTGCACCGCGTCGGGATCGCAATCGTCGAGGGCGACGCGATAGGCGTCCCACCCGCGGCGGTATGACGCCAGGACCTCGGGGCTTTGCAGCCGTTCGAGGCGTCCAACCCCCCATTTCTGTTCCGAGGCCCAGAACGCGGTGTCGATCGGGACGAGAGCCGCCCGGAGACGGTCGTAGCGTTCGGCGGTCAAAGCGATCATTTCCGCCTCCCCTTATGATCCGGGCAATTTTTCACCATGCGATCCACGTCCGTAACCCACACAACGGATATGGCGCGGATCGGTGTTCCGCAAACCCGGCACTGAGAGGTCCACACTGAAAGTGTGATATCGTTCCCATCCTGCCGTCGAAAGTTTTCGAAGCCCGTGCATTCGTAGATCATGCCGCTTTTCCCCTTCACCCGAAGGCCGATAGGCGGTGCGACATCGTAGGGTTCGTTCATCAACATTTCCTGTCTCCATTTTCCAAAATGTCTGGGCTGGACATCAGACCGGACATGTGGTAAGCGACACGTCGCTTTACCACTTATGTCCGGCCCTTCTGTCCGGCTTAGCCCGGACAAATGTCCGGGTAATGTCCGGTATGTCCGGGTGTCCGGTTTCATTCTCTTATACCAACCAAATCCAGGGATCGCGCACCCCGACCAGTTCCCGGCCCATGAGTATCTGAACCGAGCGGACGAATGCCTTTTGCCGTGCCTCTTGCGACACGCTAGGCATTCTTTCATAGACTTTCCGCCGCAGCACATCCACCGCCACGCCCCGGGCATCTCCGGACGGGAGGCCAGACATGGGGGGAAGAATGGCCGATTCCGGGCTTGCCAGGACATCGCGCAGCGCCTGCAACACCAGGCCGGCGTGGCCGCCGATGTCGCGGCGCGGCCCCGGCTCATCCGCGCCCCCGCCGGCCGCCGCGTCTTCCAGCACCGGCACGAGGCTGGTCCGCGCCAGTCCGACCTGGACCTCCTCCATCGCGAAATTCAGCACCTGACCGCCTTCCGCGTCTTTCTGGTCCACCACGGACAGCCGCACCTGTTTGCCGTGCGCCGTTATGCGGTAGGCCGCGTCCCATGCGCCGCGCAGCGCCGACGTGCCCCGCGCGCCGCGTTCCCCGTCTTTGCCCTCGTGATGGATCAGCGCGACGCTGCAGCGCATCGCGTCTTTGAGATAATCGCCGGCCGCGATGACGGACCCGACTTCTTGCGCGCTGTTTTCGTCGGCGCCGGGCATGGCACGCGCCAGGGTATCCACGAACAGGAGCCGCATCGGAACGGCGCCGATCGTCTCGCGGATCGTGGCTTCGAGGGCGTTGACTTCGGCCGGAACGCGGAAATTGACGGCGCGCGGCACGATCCAGAACGGCACTTCGACGCCGATTCCGTATCTCGCGCGCATGGCACGGAGCCTGAGCGACAATCCGCCCGTGCCCTCGCCCGCGATGTAGACCACCGCGCCGGCCTGCACGGCATGGCCGAACCAGTCTCGCCCCGCCGCGACATGCAAACCGAGCGACAACATGATGAACGTCTTGCCTGCCTTGGGTGGCCCGTATGGCACCACGAGCGAGCGTTCCGGAACCAGTTTGTCCACCAGCCAAACGGGCGCCGGTAGCGCGTCCAGTTCGGCCAGGGACAGGATTTCGGCGCGCTTCGGCGCGGCTTCCAGGACCAGATCGACCTCTGGCATGTGCCACTTGGCACGCGCGCCTTCTATCGCCTTGGCGACCTCTCGGCGGGTCTGCTCATGAGTATAGCCGGGCATGGTCCAATCGGGCGCGTGCCCCAATATCTCGGCACTCGACCATCCCCGGCCCACCCAATGCGCCACGAGACGCACCACGTTGTTATGCCACTCGCGACCGGCCTTGATCGCGGCGAGGTAACTCGAAACGGTGGTGAGGCCGCTTGCCATGCCGAACGGCCCGGACATTGCCCCGGACATGCCGGACATCGGGCCGGGCGCATGTCCGTTAAGTCCGGCTCCGTGTCCGTTCAGGTGCCCGTTCGGCTTCGGGGTGGCTGCGTCATCGAGTTGTGGAAGTTGGCTTGTCAGCGCCGCGATGGGGTAATTCGCCGGCCTGGGATCGTCGGGAGACGGACGGACGAATTGCGTCACTTCCGGCTCGCGCCCCGGCTTCCAGGGCCACGCGATGGTGCCCGGGAGCCGCATGAGGCGGGTTGGGTTCACCACGGCCGGATCGCCGCCGTAGAGCCGGTGCAGCCGGACATTGAGTTGTCTGGTCAGGTCCGGGCTGGCGATAGGCTCGCTGCACCGGAACCAGTTCTGCACCCGGACATGCGGAACCGTGCCGGTGATGACCGAGGCGTTCGGCCGGACGATGGATTGCACCGTCCTGGCATGTTCCAGGTCTTCGATCTTGTCGATGTCCGACCAGATGCCGGGCGATTGCTCGAAGTCCAGATCGGTCGTGTATCCCGACGATGTGCCTCGCGGATGCACCGTGGCGGCCCGGACGTAGCAGGCCTGGCCCGGCACCAGATTGGCCTGCACCGCGACGGCGGCGAGGGACGAAAGATCGTCGCGCTCGAATTGTTCGAAGTGGACCAGACCTCGGCCGCCCGCATCTAGCCACCCTATCTCGATTACGCCGCGGTTGGTGTTGCCGAACCACCATTGGCAGAACGCCACGATGGCGCCGGCATCGGGCGATAAGTCGCTATCCGGGCCGGCGTATGGACCCGGCACCTGTCAGGACGCGGAACGGTCGAGTTGCGCCAGCGCGGCCCGCTCCAGCCATTCGACCAGCTTCTGGCCCTTGGCTTGCCGGTCTTCCTCGATCGCGGCGCGAATCGATGGCCGGAACCGGATGTTGACAGCCTCGGTGCGCCTTTCTTCCGATCCTTCCCCCACGATTCCCCACCCCACTACAATCGTAGGTTATCTACCGTCATCTACCATTTTCTGTCAAATTCATGGAACCGCCCGGTATGCCGCGGCGTTATGGCGCGTTTTCGTGGCCTAGAACGGCAACGGATCGGGTTTCGGCGGTTCGCGGTAGCCTAGCGGGTAGGGAGTAATGGCGATCTTGTCGGCGGCTCTACTGATCGCGGTGTAGAGCCACGCCGAACGCTCCTCGCGTCGGAAGTATTCGTCGATCAGGACCACATTGCTCCATTCCGATCCTTGGGCTTTATGCACCGTCATGGCATAGCCGAAGTCGAACGAAGTCGTCGGTTCCACGTGATCCGGGACGGCGCTTTTCAGACCTCGGAACACGACGAACGGCACCGCGACCGATTTGCCGTCCAAATCGATGTGGATGGTATGATCGCCTTCCAGGAACGGCTGTTCCAGCGTGTAGACCGCGCCGTTGAAAATCCCGAATTGCGGCGCGTTCCGCGTACACATAACGGGTTCGCCCTCGCGCGGCGCGGGATGGATGTATCCCCGGATCGTCCTGGCGTGCCAGTTCGCCGCGTCCTTGGTCGCGTTGGTAAAGCAAAGGATGACGTCGACCAGGACAACTTCCTCGTCTGTGAGGGGCCGCTTAAGCACCCGGAACGCATCGCCGTCGTCCAGGTAGTGTTCGCCCCGCCTGACGCGGTGCGCCTGCCGGATAATCGAGCTTTCCAACGCCTGCCGGTGGATCGTCTTCAGTTCGATATCGGCATCCAGGAAAAATCGTTTGCCCGTCACGGGCGGGAGTTGCCCCGGATCGCCGCACGCCACGATCTTCGCCCCGGTGTTGATTATGTCCAGCGCCAGTTCGCGGTTGAGCATCGAGGATTCGTCGAGCAGCACGATCTTGTCCGCGAGCTGACCCCGTTCGTGCTGCACCTTGAATCGCAGCACGTTGCGCCCGCGCTGGTCTTTTCTGGCTTCTTCGAGTTGGTAGAACGCGGAATGCACGGTGCATGCCGGAAGGCCGGTCTTGCGCCGCAATACCGACGCCGCTTTGCCGGTAAGGGTGCATAAGATCGCGGTCGGAACATCGGCGGCGATCTCGGCCAGAACAGTGGTCTTGCCCGTTCCGGCCAAGCCCTGCATCGATATGGTTTGGGTGTCGCGCTCGCCCAAAAAGTCGAAAATGCGTGCCGTCGCGGCTTCCTGTTCGTCGCTCAAGATAACAGACATGGCTCCCCCTTCCGGCCCCGCTTGTGGCAGGGCCGGTTCTGGCGGTTAACGATGGTGTTAGAAGGGCATCGCCGCGGGCCTGGCGGCCTGCGGTGCGGCGTTGGAAGCCGCCACGGGTGCGGCGGCGGGTGCCGCAAGCGTCGGCTGCTGCACCGGAACCACGACAGGAGCGGCGTGGCCGTTCCCCGCGCCCGGCACGGGCACGGTGCGAGGCCCGAGAACGTCGGGACGATCGACCCACGCCACGACCTGAAATACGGGTTGGAAGTTGGTCGATTGTCCGGCTTTGACGCCGATCACATTGACCATCTTCACCACCGGTATCTTGCCGGTTCGTGCCTCGGCGGACGCCTCGTAAACGGTATGAAGCTCGTTCATTCCGGTAATCATCGCACCGCTGTTGCCGGCCAGTTCGCGCACGCCGCCGATGGCATTGCCGGCCACCGGAACGCGGAAGCCCTGCCGGAAAGCGAGCGGTTTGCCTTTTTCGTCGTTGCCGGGCGATGGAGGTTGCGCCGGAACCTGCTGGCCGTAAGGCACCATGACCCATTGCGGAGCCGCGCCCTTGGTAAAGTGCGTCCAGCCGATTTCCAGCCGACCGAAATCCACCGCGAAGGCGGGCTGAGACATGGTGACGTCTTCTTCGCTCGCTTCCCAATCGCCGTTGGGCGTTTGGGTGCGGTTTCGCACGAACAGGCGCCCGGCCTTGGCATTGTATGCCAGGATCGGGGTAAAGTCGCCGCTCGCGCTCGGGGGAGGGTTCATAAAAGCCATTGTCGTTCGTTCCTTGGTTCGGTTAACGGTTAAGTGCGATCGCTCGGAGCGGATCGCCCGTGCTCATGCGGAAAGTTCAACACAGCGAACTCTCCGTATTTCTTGACGGCGGCGGCATCGTAAGCGCGCGCCGCATCCTCGGGGGAAGAAAAACAATCGATGTAACCGCCGCGCCCGCATTTCGCGATCCATCTATTGGGCGACGATTGCGACACGCCTCGAAACGGGCTTTTGTTTCTTACTCTCGGAGAATTGGACAGGTTTTGTCCGCGTGTGGCGAGACGCAGGTTCTCGCGCCGATTATCCAGGGTATCGTCTATGCGGATATGATCCACGTCGATGCCTGGGGGCGCATCCAAGATAACGCGGTGCATGTAAAGCATGACATGCCTGCGCGCGCCGTCTATGATTTGGTGAGTTGCGGCCGTAGCGTAGACTTTCTTTTTCTTCTTGCCCACCACGCAACGTCGCCAGGATCGGCCGCAGACTTTCAGGTAATCGCGGCAATCGACCAGTGCGACACCGCCGTTCGTCAGTTCGACTTCTAGTGGGGGAAATGGCATTCGTTCGGTCTTTCAGTTGAGCATTCGTTTGGGTGTTGGCCCACGGGATTTATACTTGTTTCGTTCGATTCTGTCTACTGCCTCCCTGTCCGAGCCGGGCGGCATCGCTCATGCGGTCCCGTGGGACCGTATCTTGTTAGCGGGCGTCGTCCACCGCGACCTTCCGAGCCGCGCCGACCGGGCGTTTAAGAACCGTGTTCGGCCGGTTCTTTCCCGCGCTCATCGCAGACCGATTGCGCGGCATCTATCCAGGAGTGACGGCATCCATCCGCTTCAAGTCGTTCGCGGCACGCTCGCAAAGTGTGGCCCACCATGCGCCATTCGGCGCATGTTATTTCTTCGGGCGTCATCGAGGCGATCCTTTGTGCGAAAGTCATCTGTTCGACACCTTCGGCGCGTTGTAAACTCTAAGACCGTCGATCTGCCGCGCGCCTTGTTTGATCGCGAGCTTCACCGCCGCATCGTTGATTTGCAACAGATGACGGGCAACTTTCGAGAGATCGACAACCTCGTATTGCCAGTTGTCGCGCTGGCTTATCAACGTGCCGGACATCGATCTGGTGCGACTCAGTTCGAGCGTGGAGGCCGTCGCGACCTGCGCCGCCTGTTCCGCCTCGGCGTAGACCTGAACCGCCGCCTCGATGGTCTCCGGCTCGGCATTCAGCGCCGCTTCGGCCATGAGGCGTTGCGCTTCCAGTTCTTTCGCCGCCGCTTCCGCTTCCGCCTGTTTCCTGATCCGCTCGGCACGCAGCGTTAGGTATGCGTTCTGACGTGCCGCGATGGAGTTGACCACACCGTTCAGAGAATCGACGATAGATTTCTTGCCGCCGTCGATCATGCGTTGCGCGGCCAGGACCGGCTTCTTGATCTTCTCGTGCGTCTTATCGAGCGCCTTCAGTTCGTCCGCGACCTGTTTGACCGCATCGCCAGCACGGGTCAGCACATCGTCGGACTGTATCCCGTCCGGCGTGGCGGCGAGAAAGCGCGCGTGCATCGCCAGGAAACCGGCTTCCTGCGACTTGTGCTCGGCATACTCGTAATCGAGATAAGCCTGTAGCTTGTCCGGCGCGAGTGCGGTGTCGAGATCGAGTTGCGGTGTGTTGCCTCCCGGCACGGCGATAATTTCGGACATTGTTCGCTCCTAAAACGGTTTCGCGGCATGACGCCAATCGATCGCGACTTCGGGCGCGGCCGGCGCGTTGGCGAGAAGATCGTTGTATCGTGCCTCGTCGATCCGTTCGCCCGATTGCCAGATGCGTTCCACGTCGCCGGGCGCCCCGTTGATTTCTCCGATCAGCATTCCCATGCGCCGCACGATCCGGGCCGCGACTATCGGGCCGCCTTTGACCAGCCGCATCGCGACGTGGCACGGTTCGGGCGCGTCGATGCGCCGCGGCGGTTGTTTACGGTTCATCGAAATAACGCCCCACCGCCCCGATCCCGGCGCACGCGGCGACCGCGAGCGCGACGATGGCCCAGCCGAGGATAAGGTGTGTCATGCCACGTAACCCCGCAAATCGAGCCTCGGCACGCCAATCCTCACGGCCTGGTCGAAGCAATCGTCGGTCCCGACATTGCCGGGAAACGCGACAAGCAAATCGGGCATTCCCTCGGTCAGCATCCGGCGATTGCGGATCGGCCCGGCCGCTTTGCCTTGCGCGATCCACAACGCCTGATACCGCAGCGTCGGAATGCCGCGTTCCCTGGCCCATTCCCTGGCGTGCCAGTCCGCGCCTCGCGCGCCTCCCTGGATGACGCACGCGATCTTTTGTTCGGCGTGCAGGTCGTCCAGGACACGGTAGACATGCGCCTTGTCGGCATAGTCCCGGCCTCCGGTGACGGCGACACGGATCATGGCTTATTTCTTAACTTCTTCGCCGCATCGCGGAGCAGATGTATTTCGCGCTGCAACAGCGCTATCGCGACCTCCGCCGCAGCCTCCCCGGCATCGACCGCCATCGCCGCCGTCAGCATCTCCGCGACCATTTGGCCGCATCGACCGTCTTCCACGCGCCGGTCCAGGTGCCGCATCGCTGCGGTGACGCGCGGGTCGTCGGGTCCGATCATGGCTGGCCGATCCGGGCCAGGAGTTCATCGATTGTCTCGCTCATTGTTTCACCCTCCGATATGACTTCTCGATGCCGAGCGCGGCGAGCAACAACGGCCCCGGCGGCTTATCGATCCGCAGGACTTCGTTGACGTAAGCAAGCGATATACCGTGTGCCTTTGCCCACGCCGCCTGCGAACCGGCCTTGCGGCATTCGTCGCGAAGCAGTTGTTTGACTTGTTCCTCGGTCATGTTCGCTATATCGCTTATTCGCTATTGCGCGTCAACCCCCACGGTGTTATATTTTTTCGGAACGCAGGAGGACGCCATGCCAAACCGCCATAGCGCAGACATTTTCGACATCGCGCCGGAAGATATCCGCGTGATTCCCGGTTTCAATTACCGCGACATTTCGACGCCTGCCGTCCAGGCGAAAATTCGCGAGGGCGCGAACACGATGCTTAATCCGGCGGTGCGGTTCATCCGCTCCAAGCCGCTGACCTTGAAAAAGATCGACGGCGAGATGTGTCTGATAGACGGGCATTGCCGCCTGGAGATGGTGAAACTGGCGAATAGCGAAGGGGCCGGTATCGTCTCGGTGCCTTACTTGTTGGAGCCGCGCGGCACCGATGAGATCGACCGTGCCTATACCATGTTTAGCACCGGAACGCCTTTATCCGTGCTGGATAAGGTTCGCGGCGTCAAAGACCTACTTGGTCGCGGCCAGACCATCGAAGATATCGCGGCACGTCTCGGCGTGTCGGCGACGACGGTCAATTCCTGGCTCGATCTGGCCGAAGCGCCCGCCGAGATCGTCCAGGCCGTCACGGGCGGCGAAATCAGTGCGACCGAGGCGAACCGGATCGTCAAGGTTAACGGCAGTCACGCCGGCGAAGTCTTGGCCGCCGCGCGCGACGTGGCCCGCGCCGATGGCAGGGAGCGCGTCAGGCCGCGCGACGTGGCGAAGGTATCTCAAGGTAGGGCAGAGCCAGTGAGCGTCCATACACTTGCCCTGGCCGTGGCAGCGGCGTGGCGCGAGGCGAATAACGGGATGACAACCGAATTGCGGTATGCGTTGTGCGCGTTGGCGGATCGGATCGGGTAAGGTCAACCCCCGCCGCGCGCGTCATGGGCGATAGGTGCGGGCGATCCAGCGCGACAGCGGGAGCGGGATTTTCGCGATCTGCGCAGAGGCGGCTTTGCGGGCCGTGGATTTGCTTGTGTGCTGGCGCATGAGCGACGGGTTATCCGAACCGAACCAGCCGCCGCCGCATTTCGTGCCCTCCACGCTCGCCGTTTGAAACGAGCGCCCGCTGCCGTCGAAGCGGAAGCCAGGAACCTTCGCGCCGTCCTCCCCTCGATTGGTCCATCTTGGCGGAGAATTTCCGTTACGGATTGCTTCGTTCACTTCGGGTGGTATCTTGGTCCATTGCCCGCGCCGCCTGATCGGCATGAGCGCGGGCACGTCGCCCCACAAAGCGAAACTGCCCCACAGCCAGCGTGCCCGTCCGACCCACGGCTGCGCGCCCCTTACATTCTCCACCACCATCGGAATATGCCGCCCCGCCGCCTCGCACGCCTCGCGCTGAATGCGGAAGCAGGCATCGAACAGGCGTGTCAGATCGGCCATCGCCTGGCCCGTCGTATCGGCGCGGATCGCGGCGGCTTTGGCTTTGGCGCGGGACCAGGGCATCGCCATGTAGCTGTATTCTTGGCAAGGCGGGCTTGCGACGATCAGCGCGGCCTCGCGGAACTGCGAGCCGTGCAACGTCAGCACATCCTGGACCACAAGTTGCGCGGGGTAGCATTGATCGCCGTAAACGTGCCGCTCTATGTCGAACCCTATCACGACGTATCCCTCGGCAAGAAATCCTTCCGTCCAACCGCCAAGCCCAGCATAGAGGTCGATAGCGAGCGGCTTACGCATCCCCCGCCACCCGCTCCACCCGCACCGTCGCGGGCTGATTCGTGGACCACGCCGCGTAGCAGGCGGCGAAATCGTCGCACCACCATCGGAACACTTCGGTCGATGCGTCGGGCGGGTTGTGCTCCCATCGCACCGTCGCGGGCCGGCCGCATCGGGTGCATGGGCGGTAAGGCAACGGATCAATCGGCGGCATCGTCCAACGCCGCCAGATATCCGAACAACGTCGGCAGCGATGCTTCCGCTTCCAATGCTCGGCAATACCTCACCCCGTCGCGCCAATACGTCGCACTCAGTTCCACGCCCTTGCCGATCCGACCGAGTTTCAGTGCGCGCAACGGCACGGTTCCAATTCCCGCGAACGGATCGAACACGACTTCGCCTGGCATGGAAAATTGGGTGATAAGTCGATCCGCGATATCGAATTGCATCGGACATAAATGCGTTTCCCGACCTGCCGCCGATTGCTGGCTGTTGAGGCTCAGCATCCGTGTGATATCGGTCCAGACATCGCCATGCACAGAATGCGGCGGCCACAGCATGAACGTTGCCGGAAGGCGCCGTAACTGGTCCATCGTCTCGCATAGCTGCTTATGCTCGGCATAATCGTAGACGCCTTCGAGAGATAATTTCTCCCACCATTTGTAAAGATCGGCATGGTCCGTGAACGCCAGTTCTTCGGCGGACAACAGCCTATCGCCGGACGAACGCGCGTAACCGTGGGCATCGAGCTGCCACGCGGAACGCGAGTAGCCGGTTCCCGGCACGGGTGTTTTCCAGTTGTTTTTCTTATCCCATGGCGAGGCGTTACCATCGTTATCGATGGCGAGCGGTTTGCTTTTCACGACCGGCTTGTCCGCATAGCCGCTCGATAGATCGCTCGGCGGCTTGCGGAAGATGAGCACGTATTCCGGCACGCCGCACCCCATGCGCGACCCGTCCTTGCATTGCTCGGTCCACCCCAGGCGATAAGTTTGGTTGTTCTCCCGCACAACGTCCGTGGTGACAGTTTTCATACCGAGAAACGCGAAGCCGTGCTTTTGGTAGTGGTAGATTGCTTCGGCATGGAATGGGTGCAGCGTTTGAAACCCGAGGCCGTTGATACCACCCGGCACGATCCGATCCTTGACGTGGATGCAGGCATTGCGCCCCGGAGATAGCATTCGGAACAGCGATGGCGTCAGAAAATCCATTTGCGCCCAAAAATGGTCGTTATCGTCGGTATGCCCGAAATCGTTAAAGGTTGGCGTATACTCGTATTGCGTGGCGAACGGGATCGAAGTTACGATCAGATCGACGCTATTTTCTTCCGCCGCAGCGCATTCCGGCACGGTATCGTTGTTGACGATGGACCATCCCTGACCCGAAGCCTCGCGCCGCTCCGTTCCCATGGACCGGCTCAGAACGCTGGCGAACGCGATTTCCGACAGCCCGAACTCTTTGACGATCTGACGCATCCGCTCGACCATTTCGTTGTGACGCTTCCACTTCTGTTCGAGGTTGCGCCGCACGTTTTGTTCCGCGTCGGTGTATATGATATCGATCCGCACCTTGCGCGTCTGGCCGAACCGCTGGATACGGTGAACCGCCTGGATGAACTGGAAAAACTTGAACCCAATGCCGAGGAACACGGCGCGGGCACAATGCCTTTGAAGATTGGTGCCGGCGCCGAGCATCTGAGGCTTGGCCGCGACTTCCTTGATCTCGCCATCCGAAAACGCGACGATTGCCGCTTCCCGATCCGGGATCGTCTGGCTTCCGTAGATCGCGACCGCGTCAGGAATGGCGCCGCAAATGGCGTGACGTTCCGCTTCCAGGTCGTGCCAGATAATGCGATGCTCGTCCGGTTCCTCCGCGCGGATTTCCTTTAGTTTCGCTATGCGTGTATCGAGGCTATCGCGCTTTTCGCGGGCGCTTTCCGACACGCCGATAGACGGGTTCGGCAGCAGCATACCCTGGCCGTCGCGTTCCTGACCGGCCTTGGAGTAATCGCTCGGCACGCTATGCCAGCGGACTTCCAGTTCCGGCATGACATACCCGGTATCGTCGAAACCGAGATCGCTCGGTAGCAACATGAAAATTGCCCATGACGATACCCATAACCAAAACTCTTTTTCCTTATGAGCGTGCAGCGTCAGCTTGTCCGCATTGGAACTGTCTCGCTTGAAGAAGCGGGTTTTCCCGGCCCCGACATCCATAACTCCAAGGAATGCGGCGTATGACAGGATCTCGATGTATTCGTTCGGGCTTGGCGTTGCCGTCGCGACAAAGCGGTATTTCGTGCCCTCGAACTGGTTCATCAGCGCCCGGAACGTCGCGGTGCCGCCGAAGCCGCGCAACACCGCCGCCTCGTCCAGCCACACGGTATCGAACAACCCCATGTCGATCTTTTCGCCGCGCACGCTCTCGTAATTCGTCACATAGACGCCCGGACCATCGACCTCGGATGCGGACCTGATGAATTCGAGCGGGATGGCGAGGCTCCCGGCATCGCGCCGAAACTCTTGTCGCACACCGAGCGGGGCCACGATCAGTGCGCGCGATGTCGCGGTTCCGCGCACGGCGATATCCGGGTTCCACGCCATACCGGTCAACACAGCGCACGTTTCCAGGCCGACGCTCGTCTTGTGCAGACCGAAACTCGCGAACGTCGCGGCGCGTCCTTTTTTCAGGTTCCATTGCACAAGCGCGGCGGCATGCGGCCGAAGCCACGGGTGCAAGTCCGGGACAGCTTCTGTTATGCCGAGGTTCTTGGAAAACTGGACTTTGGCCGCGAGAAACTTGTTGTAGGCGTCAAGATCGATCATTTGGATTTCCCCTCATTCAGTCTCGTAAGTTCGGCCATTCCCACCCCCTCGCTATCACGCCCCACGACACCGGATGCCCGGCCGGCAGCGGCGCGCGCCACGGGTCTGGCGCTGCTTCGACCGGCTCCGGCACCGCGACGATCCGCCGTGCGCTTATGTGGCGCGCCCGCTCCACGGCGGTCCATCGCGCCACGCCGATAATCTCCGCTACGTCGTCGAAACTACGACCCGCCGCGAGCATGTCGCGGATCGTGGCGTCCTCGGCTTCGGTCCATATGCGGGCGATTGGCATGGTTCACCACTCCACTACGTCTTGTTCCGCTTCGACGCTCGCACGCGGCATATCTGCCACCGCCCCGCCCGCCGCGACCCCGACGACATGACCCCACATGCGCTGGTTTTCCCTCACGATCTGCTCGTATTCCGTCAGATACAGGTTTCCGTGGTACGCGATGTTGGGCTTGCCGATGTCGGCAAATTCCACGGTCGAAATATCGACATATCGCTTGCCGCACGACCGGCACGCGCGCCCATGGATCGTCTCGATAAAGTCGTGGCCCGCGATTATCATCCCCCTGCTCCCCCTCGATTAACGCCCCATCCGAAACCCGCCCACCGGCACCGGAAACGTCCTCGTCTCAGCGGCGCGCGGATTGTCGTCGCCGTTGATGCGCCTGTCGCGCGCCAGCGAAGCGGTCAGTAGCCGATCCTCCGCGACAGTCGGCGGCACGAATTTAACAACGGTCTTGCGCGTCCAGCATCGCCGCCGCGCCAGCCATCGGACGTAATCGGCCGTCATGTCGTAACGCGCGCCGATCTCGACTGTTGACAGCGATGTTTCGCGATAGAGCCGCTCGACCTCGGCTTCGTCGGCGGCGGATAGTTTGCGATGGCCGGGTTCGATGCGGTGGCCTGTCATATCCACGTCTCCACGATCACCGGATCGTCATCATCGTTTCGCGGCATACGATCGACACCGTGCGGCAACTGGCCCCGGAGTTCCTGCAGATCGTCAGCGGCGAGATGCACGTTCATCGGCCCCGCGCCGCTCCCCCACGGCCTCCACGGACGGCAGATGAACTTGCCTGGGTAATCCCATGGCGATTTGTAAACCACCCAGATCAACATTCCGCCTTCGTTGGCGATCTCGACGTGCAGTTTGTTGGCGGCGGCGCGGTCTATTTGGTATCTCATCTTGGCGTCCACGCGCCCATACGGTGCGCCCGCGCCACCGCGCCCTTCGCGGCACGGACGCTCACAACGGTATCCCCCGTTTCGTTGTCCGCTCAAGCGCCCGCTTACCCACGGTGAAACGCGGCGGCGCTTTCTTTGGCGCGGCCTTCTTTTTCTTCGAGACTGGCGCGGAACCGGCTTGCTTTAGTTCTTCTTTGGCGATCCGGCTGTCCACCATCCCGTCGTAGTGCAACGCCTGGTAATGTGCATTGTTCGCGAGTCGCACACCGGACTTCGCATAAAAGCGATACAAGTCCTCGATGGTAACGCCCCATCCGGCGAACACGTTCAGCGAGCGGAGTTTTTCGATCATTTGATGTTGGCCGTCACCGTCTTTGACTTTGGTTCCGTGGGTTTTGAACTCAAACCGTAGGCTGGCGAACGATGTAAGAAGCTCCGTATCGAGCGTATCGGCCCGCACGCCTCTGCGCCATTGGAACAGGTGCGACTTGTCGCCACGAGGTTGTGCGCGATCGTAGGCAAAGAAAATATGCGGCTCCATCACGGCGTTGCGAACCCAAACGACCGCCTTTTCCTGCCGCCACGTCTCGCGCGGTATCCATTTGCGCGGCTTCTTTTCCTCCGGCTCGTCCAGCCAAACGGCGGGGATATTGATTTCGTCGGTGTCGCTCAACGCACGACCTCGAACCGCACATGGCGCACCGCCGCCGCATCGATCCGCATCTGCGCGTCGATCCCCTCCGCGAGCGACCAAGCCAGGAACAGCAGCGAGGCGGTAAGCGCGGCGACGGCGATGAGGGGATGGTTCATAACGATAAGTCTCCGTGGCGCGGTCGTTTGTATCTAAACGCCCACCACTGTTTGCGGACCCAATACGGTTTCAACCCCAGCCTCACCGGATGCCGTTTCGGGTGCGGTTTCCACCGGAACTCGCGCTGGCGCAGTGTCAATCGCATGTTGCTCCTCCTGTTCCATGTGGCTTTCCAGCCAATGAATAATCTCCGCTTCCAGGTCGAGCACGTCGCTATACTGGAACAGCGTGCGTTCTTTCTTAATCGCCAGACCGCTTCGGTTCGCGAGCCTTATCGTGTGTTGTGCGGCATCGCGCGCGATGTTCTCGATGGATCGCGGCGGGAACGGCCTGCCGAGTGCGTCCTGCGATGCCATCACACTCCTCCACCAGCCAACGCCTCGACATAATCCCGCATCCAGGCGCTGCTCGCGTAGCACCATGCCGCCGGTATCCGGTCGAATGGCACGTTGTTGAACGCCGCGATCCACCGCGCCCCTGCTTCCGAGTGCGGAAACGCCCGAGCGGCGGCGGTAAACCCCGCGGCGCGGAATTGTGCGTCGGTCGCGGGCGGAGCGGTCCACATCACGCGGTGTCCTTCGCGAAACATTTCGCGCACTCGAAAGCCGATTCCTCAATGGATCGCCCGCGCCGATCTTTTACGGTCCACCGTTTCTCGCGCGTAGATAGTTCCTGCGGTGTTTTCCAAAGCCCGCAAACTGGACACTGCACTGGCTTGATCCCCGCCTTGCGCTGGACTTCGGCCCACTCGTGCCATTGCAAATAGCCCTTCGGCGGCAGATCGCCCGGCTTATAGGTTGGCATAACCAAACGCCGCGCCATCACCCGAACGCCTGCAATGCGGCAACTACGACTTCAACACGATGATCTCGGATCGTGACATATTCGCCAGCGCGCCACTCATTAAGTTCGATTTCCTGATAAGCGACCTCCCGCGCCAGGTCGCGCGCCTCCGTGGCGCTGAAATCGGCGCGGTGGCAGGATGTTAGGTGGAGCGTCATGCTGCTATCCCGCGACCTTGGTAAGCCTTCCACGCGCCACCACGACCGGTGCCGTATCGGCCTTCGCCTTCCTGCCGCGCCGCTCCTGGACGCCTTCCTCGGCCCGATACTCGACCTTATGACCTTTCGTATCCATTGCCATCTGAAACGCCTCGGCGGCGTCCAGAGCGGCACTCAACAGAGGCCCGCGTTCCAATACGCCGTCGGGCAACTCAACTGTAAACGTGATTTTCAGCGGCGTCGGCATGGTTTGTCCCCTTTGTTTGTTGGCCGTCTCTCCGGCCTGTCGCGTCCATTATCTCAGACGTTGCAGCCCGTATGCGCCTCGGGCGAGCCTACTGAGAGGGTGGCGTTAGCGCACGCCGCATCGGAAACAACCTTTCGGTCTCCGTGTTTCCGGCGATGTCCACGTCTGGACCCCTCTGTTCGCGTGGCATCCAATCCCCCCCCGCCGCGCCCGCACCCCGAGGGCAACCTGACGCGGCGGTGGGGTAGCGCGACCGGTGCCGAGGCGCGCGACCGCCCGGTTCCGGCCGCGTTTGTCATTCGGCCAACACCGCATCCTCGAAACGCACGATCAGCCAACTCTTGGGCGATTGCTGCACGCAATAGGAATGCGGCGCGTAATCCGAAACCGACGTAATCGGCAACGTGCCCTTCGGGGTTTTCACCAAAGCACCGATTGGCAACGGCGGCTCCATCGGATTTTCCGCCGCCCATTGCTTTTCCGCGAACCGTAATTTCCCATCCACCGCAGCCCAATAATCCGCCAGGATTTCAACCATATCGTCGGCGATCTCCCAATGACACGACCGTTTCAATTCGTATGCCAGTGAGAAGCCGTCCCCTTTTCCGTAGGACCGAGATGCGGCTTTCAAAATATCGTCGGCAATATCGCCTATATCCTTCGAATCGAAACCGCCGTTTTCGATCAATTCTTCGGCGGTCTCCAATGCCGCTTCCATCCGCATTGCATTGGTCGCCTCGATCGGGCGTTTGTTCGGCGTCGGACACGTCAGCGGGAGTTGGTCGCTCATCTACTGTCCTTTCGGTTACGCAATTCCGGACCGGCGGCTTGGCGTCCGCCGGTCTGCCGCGCGGAGGATCGCGGGCACTTTCGCTGGCCGGGGGCAAGCCGCGCCGGTTCGCGAGTTACGGGGTTCATCCCATATCCCCAGGATACGACGGGATCGGCAGCAATTTTGCGGTGTCGGCGAATGAGGCCCATTTGCGCCGCGCGCCGACCACGATCCGAAGCATGGGCTGGCACGCTTCGGCATGTTCCGCGAAATCCTCCATTTGGTCGCCGTAGATATACCCATTGCAATTTGCAGACAGCCAATCCGAGACAACGTGGCAATGGTCGCATGTTTTCGCGCTGAAGCCGCGCCGATCCGATACGCCAGACGCATACCAATAGGTCTCTTTAGCCAGAATATCGCGACCGCATTCGCCGCAAGTATGCGACTTTCTGGCTGTTCTGTGCCGCTCATGCCACCCGACCGTGCTATCGCAGTCATCTATTCGGCACATGACGCGCCTCCGTTGTGTTCGCCGCCACCCGGCGCATAATGCCGGTTCGGGCACGGCGCGGGCGGCGGCACGGGCGAGGGGATGCGCCCGATGGTCATGGCTTATGCCTCTCCAATAGTTCGGCCGTCACGTGGCGCGTCTCTGGCTCGATTGTCGCCAGCCGCTCGATCGGAAGCCACCACCTCGCTGGGATGCCATTCGATCGCCACATATTGACGGCGGACGGTTTGATGCCGAGCGCCGACGCGAGCTGAGTAGGGCCGCCGAACAGGTCGATGATCTGGACAGCGGTAGGTGTTGGCTCATGTGCATCCATAGCCTCGAACATGCCGCAGAAAAATTTCTGGCGCAAGCCTATTCCGCCATTGATCCGCAGAAATTTTTATGCGAACCTTCTCCTGTCGCCGCAACCCGGCGCCCCGATCAGGAGGCTCGCATGTCCCCGAACCAACTCGCCGCCATCACCGATTACGAAATGCGCCTGCAACGCCCGATGACGCCGGTTGAGACCGCCGCCATCGCGGAGGAGCGGGCGACAATCGACAAGCGTGCCGCGCGTCACCAGGCGTGGCTGGCGGATCGGGCGCGGCACGCCGCCAACAAAGCGGCGGAACGGACTCTTATAGAGGCGTTCCGCGCGCTCAGCCCCCGGATGCGGCGCACCTCGTTGCGGTGGGCCAGGGAGTGGGCTGAGTCGGTTAGCGGATCGCAAGAGATGTTCGAGTTGGGGCGGGAGTTGCTGGCGCTCGGTCTCCCGATCTGGACGGTGCCGGTCGAATGGCGCGGCACGCTGTTCGCGCAATTTGCTGTTCTGGCCGCCGCGCCGTGAGCAAGATCGCGGCCACGCAGATGAAGTCGATCCTGACCGATTCGGCCTACATCGCGCATTTGCTCGGCTGTATCCGCCGCGCGCACGGGCCGATCATGGACCCGTATATCAACGAGGCAATAGACACCAATCGCCGCATGTTCGAGGCGCTGTTGGACGCCTCGCTTGTCGAGGTCGTCGTCGAAACAAAAAAGGAGAAAGTGCGGTGAACAAACTCAGACCGAACGACGTCAAGACGATCCTCGACCGTCTATCGATCGTAGATCGGATGGCGATTTTCGCGACCGAACAGTATCCGGCTCTCAAAGCCACCGCCGATCTGCAAATGGATAATACGGCGCGGATCAGGTCGATCTTGCTCGGTGCCGCGCTGGTCGAAGTCGAGGTCGAAGCGCCAGCGGAGGCCGCGCCATGAGCGACCCGGACGCGCTGGAACTGCTCGCTAACAACCTGTTCCTCACCCCCGCCGAGGCCGCCCTCGTGCGACGCGGTGCGGCGGCGCTGCGGGCGGCGGAAGCCCGGCTGGACGAACTCGTGGGGGATGCCTGGGAGCGCGCCCTGGCGGCTATTGGAGCGCCGAATGTGATAGATTTGCGGGAGTTCTGGCGATGAGTGGCGCCGAACCGCAGATCCAGTCCACGATTGCCCCGCCACATGAGATATACACGACCTGCGCGGGACAGGGGTGGACCGTAGTGGGTTGGCACCGAACTGGCATTGAAACGCTCTATGAGGTTTGCCCCGAGTGCGAAAACGAACGAGGCAGACAATATCCGGGATCGTTGCCATGACCGCCGCCGAGACCGACCTCCCCGAACCGCAGACCATCGCCGACGTGAAGGTGGGCGATACGGTAATGGTGTTTGAGTTCGGGCGATGGCACCGGACTTACAGCATGGATACGGTCGAGCGGCTGACCGCGACTCAGATTATCTTGCCGGGAGATCGCCATTTTTATCGTGCGGACAAAGGGTGGCGTCAGAGAGCCGGTTATTGCGTGGGGAAAATGGATTTGCGAATTATCGTCGGTGCCGACGCCATCGAAAGGCGCAGGCAAATCGAAGACGAGAAGGCCAGAACCCAACACAGCAACGAGTGGTATGCCGACACGGGCCGCTGCGTGTTCGACCGCGATACCGTTTTGAAAGTCCGCGCCGCGTGCGACCGCGCCGAGGCCGCGCTCCGGCAGTTGGGCGAGTGGAGAGATGAGCCATGAACGATAAGATGTGCATATATTGCAAGAGTTACGGCGACGAAACTCTGCAATGCGGCATAACGCTGTGCCGATCGTGCCTGGAACGGTTTAGCGAGCGCGATCCTAAGACGGAACAGCTACCGGCTAAACCGGAAAAGCCGAAGTGACCGCCCTCGATCAACGCTGCGGCACCTGCGCGCACTGGCCGGCGACCGATGCACCGGAATACCCCAGGGGGAGCCGATTTTGTCCGCTCAAGCAAGCCGTCCGAACGCAATACCGTGGCACGATGTGCGACCTGTATGTCGCCGCCCCGGACCCGCGCGACGTGTTGATCGAGCGGTTGGCGGGGGCATTGCGAGCAGTGGACGATGTTTACCCGTGTTCCGAAGAAGACGACACATCGGCGGAACGTCTGCACAAAGGCTCGATATGGGCCGACGTCGCGATCGCGTTAGCCGCATACGAGACGTGGAAGCGGGAACCAAAGCCATGAAACTCGCGACATTCGCCGCGCTCGGCCGCCGCGAGATCGGCTTGCTGCCGAAATAACTTAACGCCGTGCCTCCTAAAACAGGAGCATCCCATGTCAAATCAAAGGATTAGCCGCGACTTCGCCGACGCGAACACGACCCCCGAGGACCGCGCCAGGGGGAAATTCCTGGCCCGGCCGCTCAAGATCGAGCGCAACCGACACTTCGGCGAGCCGATCCCGCTGAGCGATCCGTCGCTGGACGATACGGACCCGGCCAATGCGGACGATTTGCGAACCGCGACTGGCATCTTCAACGGCATAATCTGGACCGTGGCGATAATCGGCGGCGGCATCGGATTGTGGTGGCTGGCCGCGCATATGTCGTTGGTGCTGGCGTGGGTTGAGCGATGAAAACCGTCACACTCGCGATGGAATGGCGCGAAGATGAAGATGGCTACATGAAGTTGTTTATTGGGGAATTAGATGCTGGGTGGATTTCCGTCAGTCACATGAGATCGCCCGATGGAAAAATAGCGCGCGTTATCGCTGATTTCACCGACGATTTCGATGGAGAGGAACACGAAACCCGCGAAGCCGCGATGGAAGCCCTCGAAGCGGCGGTGTTGGCGATGGGAGTTAAGGAATGACTCCCCAGGCGAGCATCGATCTGGCTGCTGTTCTCGAACGGTGGCCAGATCTGATGACATATAACAAGTCCACTAAACGATATGAACGGAACGGTGATTGAATGCCTGACCGATGGCAGCCGATAGCGACCGCGCCCCGCACCGGAGAACCTATCGACCTGTGGGTTCCCGGCACGCCGGAGGGCCATCGCCATGCCGACGCCTGGTGGGAGTGCGTTGGCGACGAAGCGGGCTGGTGGTGTCGTCCAGCGGGCCAGCGCGAGCCGGTGCGCGTCGATGGCGCGACGCACTGGACGCGGGTTCCGCCGCCGAGGGTGGAAGACAAACCTTGGAGCGTCCCCGAAGTCCGCATGGCATGTCTTATCAGCTTTATTGGCGGCGTATGGGTGTGTTTGTGGGTATGTTTGATGATCTGGGGGAAGCCATGACGTCGGCCGCCACCGCTGAAATGTCCCGCCTCGCCGCCGCGTTCGACGCCGCCGACCGGGCAAGCGACGTTCGGCTTATGGTCGAGGATCATGCGGCATCGTCCTCGGTCGCCGTGCCAGCCGCAACAGCGCCGACGATCGGCAGTTTGGTCGATACACCTTGACCTCCCGGCGGATCGTCAGAGCGACGGTTGGCCTTGCGCGGCTTCCCGCCGACATAGGTTTCGTCCATTTCGACCAGACCAGTCAGCAGCGCACCGTTGTCCGTCATGGCCTTCCGAACGCGGTGCATCATGGACCAAACGGTCGGCTGGCGGATTTCGATATCTCGCGCGGCCTGCATGGAGGACAACCCCTTCTTGGCGCTGAGCATCAGGGAGACCAGCAGAAACCAGCGTTGCAGGTCGATATGGGTTTTGTGAAAGATCGTGCCGACGGTGACGGAAAACGATTTCTTGCAGTCCTGGCATTGCCAGCGATCGTCTCGGGTGACTTCCCGATGGCGCGAGACTTTGCTGGACGCGCAATAAACGCACGTGGGGCTTTCGCCCCATCGCACGCTTTCAAGATGCTGGATGCACGCTTCGCGCGTGGGCCAGCGGCGGTATACTTCGACGATGCCGGTCATTGGTCAGATCACCGCCCGAAACCAGCGTGTTCCGTCGCCGTTCGGGTCTCGCCGATGAGAGGCGACCAAGCGCCCCCGTGCGTCAATGATCTCACACCAGTCCGCCGTCTGGCCATAGGATTCGGCATGCTCGCGGCATTCCCGAACCGTATCAAATTTGACAGGAGCGAATATCGATCTGCTGCCGCCAACGTGAGCAAGGTAGGGACCGCTGCCGCGAGAAGGGTGATTGACCATAGATCAACCCTCCCGCCGAAACGCGTGTTGATCGGTCACGATTTCCTGACGGCCAGCGCTTACGACGGTCTGTTTGATGTCCTGATAAGTCCGGTGCTCCAATACGTCGGCCTCGATCGTCACCAGGACGCCCGGCTTGCTGCCAAGCGCCGAATTCCGCCGCAGCACGAACAGGTTGCCATCGATATCCTCAATGATGTGCATGACGGGCTTGTTGCCGACCATCCGGCGAATGACGCCCTCGATTCTGATGCGGTCGCCGATCACGCCGAAGTGGTTGGATGTCTTGCGAGGCTCGGCGGCTTTAACGATCGTTGCCATCGTCTGTCTCCGCCCCTGAACCCCGAGGCGCGGGCCGGAAGGGAAGCCCCGTCCGGTAAGCAGGAATGTAGCCGATCAGGGGATAGCCGTCAAGCCCTAAAGCGTATAGTTCCGGGAAAATCCGATGACCGATGAGCAAGCCAAACAGATCGTCTCTGCGATCAGGTGTCTTGCGGTGTGGCTTGGTTTAATCATCGCGGTGATAGGTTGCGCTATCGCCCGTGCAATTATGACGAGGGTGCATTGACCGCCCTCACCGGCTGGTGCGTCGTTCGCCCGGGCGGATCGGCGCGACCGTGACCGAGGCCGACGCCTGGCAGATAGCGCTGGCGTGGCCTGATGCTGCGATGATCCGCGATGCCAAACGCGACGGCGCGCGGGCGTTCCGGTGCCGGGTTGTGGAGATCGAGGATGTTTGACGGTCTCGATGACTGGCCGCACTTCGATCCCGCCCCCGAACGTCGGCGCGAGCCATCGTCGCGCGCGCCGTGGATCGGAGCGGCGGTGTTTCTGGTGCTCGCCGTCGCGGTTGTCGCGACTTTGTTTTGAGGGGAAGATAGATGCCTTGCACCGAACTAAAACCGTCCGACTTCGACCTTCTCGACCAACTCAACATCCGGGATTGGTCGCGCGTAGTCTTTTCATCGGTCGATCCCGATGCGCCGCGACGGCTTGTCGATGCGCGGATGATCGAGTTGCGGTCGACGGTAAAAGTCGCGGACGGGTATTATCTCATGGCCCGGCTGTTGCCGGATGGACTGTCCGCGCTGGCAGATTGGGAGGGATTGAAATGACGGACACGAAATCTCATAAGGTCTCTATCGCCGATATGCTTGGGACGAATCCCGAGCGTATTCATTCTGATGACAGCGCGTTCCTGCCCTCTCGGCGGCGTCGTGCGCCAGATGCCGAGCGGGAGATCGCGGCGTTAAAGGCCAAAGTGGGGGCGCTCGAAAAGGACGATTCCGAAGGGGAGGCATTCTACAAGAATAAAGCCGAAGATCTGGCGCATGAGATTGCCGCGTTGAAGGCGGATATTTCTCGCATGACGGCCGAAATCGCGCGGCTTAAATTGCGTAAAGGATCGTTCTGGTGACATCCCTCGCCATCGCCCTCGCGCTGTTCGGCGCGGCCTGCATCGCGATCAGGTGCCTGATGCGGCCCGAAATCGCCTGAGCGTCCGGCTCTGCGGCCCCTTGATCTGGCGCGAGCCGGAAGTGCGCGCCATGATTTGTTGCCACGGGCCGCCGTTTTTGCGTGCGCCAATGTATCCGCCCGAAGCCAGCCCAAATGGATAAGTAATCGGTGTGGACGTGCGGAACGTGTAAGGCCCCTTGCCGTCAGGATCGAACCACGACGGGCGCACGAAATCCGACAAGAAATGACCCCCGACCGGATAAGCAAACTTGTCGTCCTCGCACGCATCGCAGACTTCCCAACAATACTCCATCGGCCCGACCGTCACGGTGCGCGTAATCTGCGGATCGGCCAGCATTTCGAGCGTTTCGTGACTGGCCGTGACGTTCCAGTTCAGTCCGTCCCGCAAACAATCGGCAACATAGACATACCCGTTCGGCTCATTTGGGTCGTCATGCACGCCAAGCTCGCCATCGACCGGCGCATGGTCGCGAAACCACACAATCCAGCAGTCGAGCGGCAACACGTCGCCGCCTTTGACAAATTCGCATTTGGCATCGAGGCCCCAGATCGGCGCGAAGTCTCGGCTGATCTGGATTTGTTGCGCCGCGACATAAGCCTCGATCAGCGCGTCGGTCAGAAGCGCGGTGTCGCGGACGTAAGCGATGAGGGGAATGTCGGTCACTTCGCGTTCCACGGTTTGAACATCAACAAAGTGTCTGGGTCCAATTCGTCCGCGTGCCAATGGCCCTGAAACCGAATCGCGCGATCGTCGATCGTCAGCCACGCCGCTGGTTTCTCATGGGCGAACTCGTATCGCACGATCTCGCCACCGGATACACCGAGTTTCAGCGTGCCATCTACGTCGCTATCGGCAAGTGCCTCGAACCTATGTTCGGCGCACCACCGCACCCATTCTTTTACAAGCCAGGACCGCATCGCATCGATACCGGCCTGTGTCTTTGACCGCGAGGAATAGATCGTCAGTCGCGCGCGCTTGCTTGCCGGTGCGGCCCACTCAAAAAAACCCGGCACAACGGAGCCGTATATCTCGCCTCCCTGCCACCCGCGCTCGTAGGAGTGAATTACCCCGTCGAAGTCGATGCAGATCGTGGGCTTGAAATCGCTCACTTCCCGCCACCATGCAACGCCACGAACGCCTGTAGCTTCGCGCGCCCCGGATCGACCGCCAGCGCCGCCGTGACAGGCGCGGACGATGGAGGCGCGAGGTCCGCCGCGATGTCGGGCAAGATCGCCTGTAGCGCCGCGACGCCAGCCGTAATCGTGGCGTTGGCGTGCAGGTCCGTGAGGATCGGCCCGGCGGCGAGGCTCTTAATCTCATCCGTCGCGACGGCCACGAAATCGGCCGGCGTGGACGATCCCTTTTGCAGATCGGTCAGCGCGGTGTGCAGCACGCCATCGACCACCATGATGATCGCGGCATCGCCGGCCGGTATCAGCGGCGTGGCGGCCAACACATCGATGCCCGCGACGATCAACTGGCCGTCCTGTAGCAGCGTGGGCGAGATTGGCGTGGAACACGCGGCCAGCGCCAGGGCGAGCGCGGCGGTGCGGAAAGTGCGGGTCATACGTTGTCTCCGTGTGGTGCGGCGATCTGAGCGGGACGTTTCCAGTGCGCCAGCATCTCGGCCACCGATGTTTCAGGATCGCCGAGCGTGCCGGTGCGACGGCGGTTTCGACACATCGCGGCGCATTGCTTTACGGTGATTTCCACCGCGCCGAACGATACTGCCAGGGCGCGCTTAGACAACGCGATATCGTAATGGTTGCCGGATGGCTTTTCCTGAAACCATCGCCGCGCCACGCCGATCCGATCCGCCATCGCATGAAGCTCGGCATCGGTTTCCGCGATCATGTGACACATGACCATGCGGCCATAGGCGGCTTTCATGTCGTCTACGTAGACGGTCATGGTCTACCTTTCCGTTCCCGCACTTCGGCAGTCGGTGCCATGCGGTTGATTTCCTCGATTGAAAGCGGCTTGCGCCATTGTGGTGCGGCGATCTGAATGGGGTAGACGATCAAGAAGCGGCCCCCTTCGGTGTTTGCGTTCCGGTCATCGCCAGCGCCGCCTTCGTGCGTCGTTCGAGCCGCGCCAGCCATCCGTCGATATCGGCCGGATTGTCGAGGCCGCGATAATAAGCGCGCTGCCGGCCGGCGAGGTTGGCGATCAACCCAACAAGCGATTGCGCCGCGATGGCTTTCAACGTCTCTGGCCCGACGATCCAGTCGTCATCGACATCGAGCATCACTTGCAACTGCGCTACGGCGGTTCCGGGTCCGATGTTCACGCCATTGTCGAACAGCATCAAATCGAGACCGGCCGGAAGCTCATCGCCGTAAACTTCGCGCCAATAACCTGCCTCGTAAATCAGCGAGACTTGCGCGGCCGTGATCGCCTGCAACTGCGCCACCGTGCCGCGCGGGAAGTAATGGCGGAACGTCCTGAGCGTGATACCTTTTTCGGTCGGGCCGCCGGCGGGATCGTTATACCAGCCGCCTTCTTGCGCCAGAGTGAAATCGAGGCATGGCTGAAAGTTGGCGGCGGTCATCGCGTCGATACCATCCGCAACGTCTCCATCGTGCCTCGCATTGTCAGCGAGCAGCGGCGACAATGCCATGTGCCCATGCCGATCGTGGTCGATGGATCGCGGGTCCACACGAACTCGTGCGCGCATGGGCGCCACGTGGCGGTCACGAAGCCTGGACCATGACAGGCGGCGTTGCCGGGCTTGCCGCTGCTATCGTCGCCGCCGCGGGCAATCTCGCGGCAAGCGCGGTTGTGACAGCCGTATTCTTGTTTGCCGCACTGGCCGCGGAGGTAACGGCACTCGCGGCATCGGGGAAATGTTGGTTCATGTAGTCGGTCGCCTCTTGCAGCGCGAAGTCGTGAGCAGCCTTGCTGGTCCACCCTTCATTGGCGATAATGTCCTTGGCTTTGGACAAGCCGACACTAAGACACGTCATCGCGGCGGTCTCGAATGCCGAGGCTTGCCCGGCGGAAACCTCCAATCCCTGCTTTGCCGCCTGAGCACGCAACACGTCGATCACGAATTTACCGATGATCGGAATAGCGACCGTGGCGACACCGATCAGCGTATTCCACATATCGGCAGTCAATTCGTTCGCGGAAGTCGGTGCGGCCTGCGCGAACGCCGCGACCGGGACCGCGAAGGCCGTGCTGGCCAGGAGGATGGTTTTCATGCTGGTTCCTTTGCACGTTGCTCGATCAGCCACGCATCGACGATCCACCGCACCAGTTCGCTGAGGTTGCGCCCCTGCGACATGGCGTGTGCAGCGAGTTCGTCCTTGACCCGCGATTCCATCATGACGTTGACCGGCACCTTTGCCATGCGCGGTTCTCACATGGCCACCGCCCGAAAGTCAAGACTTCGGCGCAACCGTCATCATAACTAACACTTGCGGAAAATGAAAGTCACACCCCGCCCCAGGGCCACCAGAACACATGCCGGAACGGGGTATCGCTACCTCCGAGCACATACCACAGCGCCGCGAACGGAGGCACGAGCGCGAGAAACCATAGCGTGCGGCAATACCATTTGCGCGGTTCGTGCCACGCGCAGAGCCGGTCGAACCACCCGATTAAGGCCCCCAGGTGATCCGAATTTTTAGGTGCTGCCATATCGCGAGCGCCGCCTGCTGCGTCCACCCTATGAGGTCCGACGTAACGACGGGAGCGATTGCCGCCGCGACCGCGATATAAAGCGAGTTTCGGAACGTGGCGCGCCGCTCCAATAACACCGTATTGACGCTCTTTTCACGGTCAGCGTCCTGGCGTGCATGGGCATCGGTCGGTATGGCTCCATCGTCCTCAGTTCCTTTTGCCACTGCCTGGTCGCACCGTGCCCCATGCGTTCTATACTGGGTGTGATCTACCTCACACTAACAAGTTTTTGACGGAAAATATACGAAAGACTTACAACCTCATGGGCAACTCACGGTAGCGGCGGTATCGTGCATCCATCACAACCCATCCGCCGGAAAACTCAGTATCCGCGTCGGATCGTTCCCGAGGATATTGCATTCGCCAGGAGATAGGACGCGGTTCCACATCGCGCCGATGGACATCCCGCCGTTGGCGAAACTCGTGATATTGCCGGGGTAAATTCCAATCCCTATCGTCGCTGTCGCACCGTAAGTGATCGCCCCCGACGCTGCCGCCCCGG